AAAACGGGGATGAGGTCGGCATGTCTACCGAAGATTTTGCTGAACATAGACACCAAATAGGTAAAGAAACTTTTGAGTATAAGGGTAAAATGATTAAAGGATTTGCACCAGACCCATTTAGGTTCTTTTCAACCAAAGGGGATAAGAGATTTATCATTGATTCAATTTTGGCAAAACCAGGACCCGCATGGGACGATTTTGTAAACGCAATTAATAATGGGTCCATTTTTTCAATAGTGACCGCTAGAGGACATTCTCCATTAGTTATAAGACAAGCAATCGAAAATATGATTGAACTTAATTTTAAGGGAATTTCTAAAAAAGAACTTGTTAGAAACCTTAGAAAATTTAGGGACATAGCTGGAGAAGAAGATATGTCAGATGAACAACTTATTGAGACTTATATGGATATGAACAAATATTATCCTGTAACTTTTGGTTCAGGTTCAGCACAAAGCCCCGAAAAAGGAAAATTAGAAGCTTTGAAAGAATTTGAAAGTTATGTAAAATACATTTCAGAATATTTGCATAAACAAGGATTTCTTAAAAACAAAATTTCAAATAGATTTATTCCAAAAATATATTTTTCAGATGATGATAAGAAAAATCTAGAATATACTCATGGAAAACTTGCAAAAAGACCAGAAAATATAATTCAATTTGTATCAACTCATGGAGGAGAAAGAAAAAAGTATGATGGATAATATTTATTAACTGGATTTAGTTAAGTTTCATAAAAAAAAAATTAAAGTAAATAGAAAAATTTTAAAACAAAACTATTTATAGTATATAAAACAGAAAGAAATAAAAAATTTAAAAAACAAAAAATACTATGGCTGATTTATTAATGAAAATGCCGATACCTTATGAACCAAAAAGGAAAAACAGGTTCATTTTAAGTTTCCCAAGTGAACTTGGTATCAATGAATGGTACGTTGAGTCTGCATCAAGACCTGCAATTACCATAGGTTCTACCCCAATTCCTTTCTTAAATACAGAAAGATATGTTGCAGGTAGATACACTTGGGGAGAAATTCAGGTAACTTTCCGTGACCCTATTGGTCCATCGGCCTCTCAGGCACTTATGGAATGGGTTCGTCTTCATGCTGAATCTGTAACAGGTCGTATGGGTTATGCTGCGGGTTATAAGAAAGACGTTACATTACAGATGTTAGACCCAACAGGTGTTGTTGTTGAAAAATGGATTATGGTTGGTTGTTTCTTAACAAAGGCCGACTTCCAATCGTTAGCATACGGAGAAGACGGACTTGTAACAATTCAAGCAACACTTCGCCCTGATTACTGTGTACTAGTATATTAAAAAAATATATATTCAAATTACTATTTACAAATCCACACTTGTTGTGGATTTTTTTTTATAAAAAAAATTTCAAATGAACGAACAAATTGCAGGACAAGAAAATTTTAACTTACCACATGATGTTGTAATGTTACCAAGCCAAGGTAGATTTTATAAATCTAAAAAGAAAAGTGTTAAAGTAGGGTATCTAACAGCCGCTGACGAAAATTTATTATCTAATATTGGAAAATTTTCAGGAGAACAATTGATTACTAGATTGGTAAGAAACAAACTTTATGAACCGGATTTAAACCCATTTGAAATGTTAGAGGGTGATGTTGAAGCGGTATTAATTTTTTTAAGAAATACTGCATTTGGAAGTGAATATATTTTTAATCTTGTTGACCCACAAACTGGAAATAAATTTGAATCAATTATCCCATTGGATGAGTTATCGTTCAATAAACCTGAAACGGAACCTGATGAGAATGGGTATTATAGAACTAAACTACCTAAATCAGGGGCAGAAGTTAAATTAAAACTTTTATCTTATGGGGAAAATAATGAAATTGAAAAAATGGTGGAAGAATATCCGTCACACATGATTGCCCCAAAAGTCACACTAAGACTTAGTAAACAAATAGTGGAATTAAATGGTTCAACAGAAAAAGGAGATATCTTTAAATTTGTTGAACAAATGCCAATCATGGATTCGAAGTATATTTCAAATTTTATAAGAAAAAATGAACCAAGGATTGATTTAAGTAGAGAAGTAACAGCCCCGTCAGGAAAAAAGGTCAACGTAAGAGTTACCTTTGGGGCTGAGTTTTTTCGCCCTTTCTTCTAATTATATGATGTCCTTATTGGACCAATACTACCTTTTAGGTAAGTATTTACATACTTCATATTCTGATTTTTTACAGATTCCTATTTATCAAAGACGATATCTAGTTGATAAAATTATTGAATTAAATACCCCAAAAAAATAACTATTTGATTATTTATAGTTATGATGATGATGATGGATGAAACAGCACCTTCCGAGGAACAAACCCTTGGAGAAGCGACCAAACAACTAGATGCCCAAATTTTTAATTTAGGGGTGTCCTACCAGGGAGTTAGTGAAATGTTTAACACCGGAGCAGAAAGTCTATATAACTCAACTGAAAATATGATTGTTAATGTTGATAGGGCAATGCAAGGTCTTATCAATACAATGGGTCGAGGGGAGACTTTTGCAGATGGAATACGTAAAAATTTAGCAAAAGCAATACCTACTGTTATTGAATTAGGAGGTCAGGTTACTGATGTTGCAAGAGTTAATAATGAATTCACACAAACTTTAGGAAGAAATATAACTTTAAATGCTGAACAAACAGAACAGTTGTTTGCTGCTGAAAAAATTTCTGGCGCAAACGCTAAAGAGTTAGTTGGAAGTTTCGCGGATGTAGGATTGTCAATTAAAGACATTTCCGTGAACATGATTAAAGTAAGAGAAGTTGCAAATAATTTAGGTGCAAACGCAATTGCTGTATCTAAAGAAGTTGTTGGTAATATGGAAAAGTTAAACAGATACAACTTTAGAGATGGAGTTGAAGGTTTAGCTAGAATGGCCGCACAATCTCAAACTTTGAGAGTTAGTATGGAAAAAGTCTTTGCGTTGGCAGATGATATTATGGACCCTGAAAGGGCGATTGAATTAGCAAGTTCATTACAAAGATTAGGAGCATCATCACAAGCTCTCACAGACCCATTAAGGTTAATGGATTTGGCTCAAAACAATGTACCACAATTACAAATGGAACTTGGTAAAATGTTTAAACAATATACCAAGTTTAACGAGGAAACCAAATCATTTGAAATTGACAAAGGAGCTAGATTACAAATCAAAGCGATTGCCGATGAAATGGGTATTGGTCTAGATGAGGCTGAAAGATATGGATTAAGTTTTGCAGATTTAAATAAAAAATTATCAGAAATTTCTTTTGCTGGATTAGATATTGACGAAGACACCAAAACACTTGTTGCCAATATGTCAACTATGGGTGAGGGTGGTGAGTATACAATAAAAACAGAATCAGGTGAAGAAGTTGCATTACAAACTTTCTTAGACCAATATAAAGGTAATGAGGATGAACTCAAAAAGTTTTTACAAGTTAAAGAAAAAGAAGAGGGTAAAACTTATGAGGACAAAATGCTTGAGGCTCAAGAAGACATTGCTGAATTGGCAAGGAAACAACTTGACGCTTATACAAAGGCTGAAAAATTAGGTCAGGCGGCGAAAGTCGCTCTTCCTGCTTCTGTTGCAGGTTCAGAACTTGCTCAACAGATGTTAGCGGTTAATACACAATTAGCTGAACAAATTAATAGACCAATCATAGATAATTTAGGTCCAAACAGTCCGACTATTCAGTCTTTTGATAGGGCTGGACAAGGGTTAGAAGATATAGTTGACGAGATGAAAAAAGAAAATCCTGATTGGGATAAAGTGATGACTGTTTTTGAAACAACTGCTACAACATTACTCCTTGATATGACTAAATCTGTCGGGGATATTTTCAAAGATATGTCCCAAACTATTGGACCGGCTTTAAAATCACTTGGAGTAGATATTGAAGGAATTACTAATGCTATTGAAGATAAATTTACTGATATTATTGGAAGTATTGATGTTGAAAGTTTAAAGGCTAAATACCCTGACTTATCTGAATCCATTTTATCAAGTTTTGAAGAAATAAAAAACAAAGCAATGGGAAATGGGGAACAAACCCAAGATTTGAAAGACCAAATAGATGATGCTTTGCAAGGTATACAATCTAATTTACCAAATAGTCTTGACGATGCTAAAAAAGTGTATAATGAGTTAATTGGTAAAATTCCATCAGAACTAAAACCTGATTTAGAAAAACTTAAAGAGTCAATTGACAAAATGACCGAAGGTCAAGGAGCTCAAGGAGGGGGAAGTATCCAACCACCACCACCACCACCAACAGCAGATGGAGTTGAAGGTGTTAATCCACCACCGCCTCCACCACCAATTTCTATACCACAGACAGGTAATGACTCAAATACAGGAATGGTTCCATTATCTCCAAATATTAATATTCCGACAATAGATACTACAAATATTGATAAATCATATGAAGGTGTAACTACTTTTTTAAATAATCAAATTGAGAGTTTACAAAATTCAATATCACAAGGTAGTATTACTACTAATGCGGTTTCCGAATCGGCATCGAATCAAAACTCACCTACCGAAATTAATTTAAATGACAAGACATTTAACTACGACGATATTAAAAATCAATTAGAACAACTTAATCAAAATTTAATAAGTTCCCAAAGTCTAACAAATCCACAAAATTTATTAGTACAAGAACCAACCACACCAACTGTGGTGACACAATTTGAACAACTAATTACTGATATACCAAAATTATCAGAAAATGCTATTGAAAATATAAGAAACCAATTTAGTCAAACTAACACAGAACAAAATTTAACTAATATAAATAATAAAATTGGGAATACAATTACTGAAATACCTGCGTTACAGACACCTGAAATGCAAAGTTTAATTTCACCATCACCGGCAGCCATTAATCCATTAGAAATACCCAAAGTTGAAAACTTAATGACTAATAATAATTTTAACTATGGAGGTGAAGTTAAAATATCACATGAAATGGAAATTAAAGTATCAAGCACTGACGGAAAATTAAAAGGAGATGAGTTAGGTAAGTTATTAAAAGACGAGATAAAAAGAAATAATCAATTAGCAGGTGAAATAGGTAGGGCTATAAATGGCGCTGATTTAGGAGCCTTGAAAAAACCTGGAGCAATTTCTGAACCACAATTCACTTAATAAGTTTCTTTTAAAAAACCCTATTAATGTATTTATTATTAAACAATCATAAATGGCGGGTAATCTGTTAACTTTTGAGGGGTCTCAGGAATTTAGAAATAAGTTACTTTCTAAAAATTTACCTTCATATAAAATAGAAGGAGTATATAGCTCGTCAAACGGGGCTAAAGCGTATCCATATTCCCAATCGGATATAGTACCAAATGATACCCCAAATGTATCACAGAGTATTTTTGATGAGGCAACTGAGGCAATAGTATCTAACAAATACGGACCAAGTGGTAATATCTTGGATTCGGGTGAAATTGTTTCAGCGGGAGGAGGTGGACAGGTCTCAATGTCACAGGCGGGTACTGGAGATGTTAATGATAAAAATTCTGAAATAACTAGACCATATGACGAAAGTTCCGCTAACTTACAATTATTAAATAATTTCTATATAGACGCAGCTGCGGTTGTTAATAGATATTCTCCACCAGGAGGTTATAATGGGACATTTATCTCAACTGAAAATATACAACCAAAAACAACAACAAGAAATGGGGAATATCCAAATTTCTTGTTCCCTGATTTTGTTTTTTTAAATCCTTTACTGGGAGGTGCAATTTCATTAAATGGAATAAGCTCAAACGCATTAAGTAACTTTTCCCAAGATTCTTACCTACAACAACTCTCGACTATTTTTTTAGCGGATGCTTTTAGAGAAAGAGTTAATAGAGAAATAGAGAAGAACACAATTGGTAGAGTTAATTTACAGGCATTTAGTGATGTTTTTTCTGCATCATTATTGGCAAGTGGACAACAAGGATTAATTGCAAAAAATTGGACGATTACAGTTCCTGATGGAGTATTTGACCAAGCAAAATTTTTACTACAAAGATTTTCTGGAACATATATCCCAACCTCACCAATAGAAGGAGAGTACTTTCAAACACCACAAAGACAAAAAACTAAAGCAGGACAATTAGTTCAGAGTGTAATTAATAAATTCACAAAGCCTGCAACACCCCCAACAGGGTCAAAGAAATTTTTAAATAATACTGGTTCAGGTCAAAAAAGTGTTTTATTTGATAACTTAGGATACAACAGATTTAAACCTGATTATGAACAAAACACAACACAAATTGGAATTGTTGTTGATAACTTATTTAATCGTGATAATTCGCTTACAAATTTTTATGTTGGAACTGAAACAAATGACCCACTAAGAATTGCTTCTCCTTCAGACCAAGTCCCATATGATGCTTATGGTAATCAAACAAGTTCTATTGTTTTAGGACCTGACGGGCTTTCAAAAGAATACGAAGGAACAGAACTTGAAAGATATAAATTTGGACTCGCAAGTGTTGCATATAATGAAGACCAAGACCCATCAGGAGGTTTTTCTTGGGTTGATAGTAGAAACAAATCAGATGCTGGTAAATACGTAGGACCTGGAGGTGAAAATTTTGGTATATCACCCGTGTTCCAAGGAAATGTAGGGAACAAGTTTGCATCATCTGAATCTACAAATGTACAATTCAAAAAAGGTTCAATACTAGATGAAACGCAACGACTCATAGAATCGGCACCTGTATCAGGGGCAAAAAGATTGGTTCACGTTGGTAATGCTATTAATCAAGTTAGTAAAGTTTTTAATGATGGGTACAAAGAGTTAACTAAAGGTTCAAAAGTTAGAAAGTTTGTAAATAAAAACGGTGTTGAAGTTGGACAAGAATATGGAAGAGTATTTGCTAAAGATATACCATACCTTACTTATCAAAATCTACAATCAACCATTGCTAATAGTGATGGACTTGAAACTAATGGAAATATTAGAAAATTTACATACTCTGTTTTAGATTCAACATATAACTTAAATATCGCACCTTTAGGAGGTGACTCATCTACAAATATTAAAGATGGTAGAGTTAAAAAGTATATGTTTTCAATTGAAAACTTAGCATGGAGAAACACACCTGAATATGAGGCTTTACCTGAATGTGAGAAAGGACCAAATGGAGGTAGAATTATGTGGTTTCCACCATATGATTTAAAATTAGATAATGAGAGCTCATCACCAAAATTTAATCAAACTAATTTTTTAGGAAGACCTGAACCTGTATATACATATGAAAACACAACAAGAAGTGGTGGAATTTCTTGGAGTATAATTGTTGACCATCCTTCAGTTAGTAATTTAATTGTAAAAAAAGAACTTGAAAGAGCTGATGGTAATTTGGCAACACAAGTATTAGCTTCATTTTTTGCAGGATGTAAAAAATATGACATATATGAATTAGCCAGAAAATATTCAACACTTGGAAGAGATACAATAGAACAAGTTTATCAAAAAGTATTGGAGAGTAATCAAACTTCAGATGAACAAAAAAAGGCCGCGATGAACGGGATGCCAAGTTCAAACATACCTGAAAGTAATGAAGATACAGGAGGTTTAACTGATTATATAAATTTTGGTTTTTATTTTGAAGACTATAATGGAACTGAATCTTTAACTAATTATCAAACGTTATACGATACATATCAAAATAATAAGGCTCTATATCAACAACAAAATCCTCAAGGAACCGAACAAATAAATAATTTTTTTGACGTTGTTTTAGTACAAAATATAGAAAGTATGAAAGACCTTAGAAGTCTAATTGCAGAGACTCTTGAGAACGATAAAGGTGTTGTTGAAATAACTATGAACGGAACTAATTTAGTTGGAGGAGGAACAAATATTGGTATATCACAAGATTGGTTCGAATCTGCAAAATTATTTTTTACCCAACAACAATTAGGTAATAATAAAACCGTAAAGGATTATGAGAATAGTGGTAAAATAGTATTCAAATCAAAAAATTTAGGAACATTAACTACTTCCCAAATTCAAATTAACGGACCATCACCATCGGCAATACAATGTGACCAATCACAAGGTGGAATTTATTCTTTTGATGCATGTGCTTGTAGAGCAATAAAAATTGAGAATATTATAATAACACCTCCAGCAGTTACTGAAGCTTCAGGAGGAGGACCCGTAAGTAATTCAGAAGTACCTAATCAAGATACATTAAACGGACAAAAACCAAAACAGGCAATTAATTTAGATGTACAATTTAAAGGATTAAGTAAGAGAGTTTTAAGGGAACTTTTAACTGAATGTAATTATTTTGAGACGATAAAAAGTACCGATAGTTTTATATATGAAAGTATAAAAAATAAATTTAAATTTTTTAATCCATTATTTCACTCAATTACTCCTGAAGGATTAAATGCTCGATTGGTGTTTTTAAATCAATGTGTAAGGCCTGGTAGAACAATACCTACAAAACAAGAAAATGGGGAAAGCGTTGTAAAAGATTCATTTAACACAAATTTTGGTACCCCTCCAGTTTTAATTTTAAGATTTGGAGATTTTTACAATACTAAAATAATTCCTACAAACCTTTCAATTTCATATGAACCACTTTTAGATTTAAATCCTGAAGGTATTGGAGTTCAACCTATGATTGCTAAAATTACTTTAGGTTTTGATATGATTGGTGGACATGGGTTAAAAGGTCCTGTTGAGAAATTACAAAACGCATTATCATTTAACTATTATGCTAATACCGAGATGTATGATGAGAGAGCTGATGCGACCGAAGATACTACAGCAGTTGATAAAGCATTATTAGAAGCGATTTACAATGAAGAACCTATTATAACAGTCAATGATGTTAATAATACTACAATGAACGAAGGAGGAACTACTTTTGGTTTGATAACTCAAGCTTCAGAAACTAACAATGGAGTTCAGTCTGGTTCTACTCAGTATAAAGATTTCTTTGATGGGTTTGTTGATACTACTAAAGATTATTTTACAAATTTATTCACAAATTATGAAAATTTAGTAAACGAATATGGTTTAGGAATTTGGGCACAAGTTAATATTACAAAGGACTATTATGACGGATATATTGATAATCTAAAGACCCCAAATAGTAGGTTATTACAGATATATGGTAAACCTAAAGATTGGCAAGCAAGTATACAAGAATTGGGTGAAACTCTTAAAGAGTCAATTAACGATGAAGATGATGATTTAGCAAGTAGTATTAATATCTCAAATCAAATTACTAATAATACAAAAAAAATAATGATAGATAATTATTTGGCATTAGTTGACCAACAAGTTAATTCTGCATTTATATCTATCGCAACATATGTACAAAATATGTCAGATTTACAATTAAAAATGACAAAGTATATGTCAAAAATGGATTGTGTATCTTTTAGTGGAGATGGTAAAATATTAAGTGACGGAAATACTAAGATATATAATTTATCAGGAAATACCTTAAATGGTAACGACACTCTTGTTGAATTCTTTAATGATTATTTGGAAGTCTGTTCAGGTGCAAGTACTTGTATTGGGTCATTTGAAACTGAGTTCAGAAACATAATATTTTATCAGCCAAACTACTTAATTGATACTCCTGAGTTATCAAAACCATTTTATAAAGCGTATTTTGTTATAGGATATGATTATGATAATTTAAATTATATGATGTTCCAAAAAATTCTATTGGATAATACTAAGAAAGAAAAATTCATTTCAGACATAACCAAAAATATTACCAAGGAAGCAGATAAACCATTTGCGACCGCAATTGTGACCGCAAAAGTTAATGGATGGATTGAAGCATTTAATAAACAAAAAGATTTTGAAAAACAATTTTTAAATACCCAAAGAGAAGATTTTGAGTTTGGTGGATATCCTAACTTTAATCCTCAAATAAATGGAATTTCTTTAAAAGGTAAAGATAGACCTATGTCATTTGTTACAGGACCAAATGGGACTTTGGATACTGCAATTAAAGATATTTATTCATCAGTTAATTCAGGACCTGCAGACAAATTTAACGGTAAAAAACAATTTAACTAAAAATGGCTAGTCAATATTATAACAGATATCAGGATTTGATAGTAAATGGACAACAAACTATTGTACCATTTGTTAAATTAATTCCAAAAAGTACAGATAAAATTTACATATACAGGACTAGTATATCAAGATTAGATAAAGTATCCCAAACATATTATGGTTCTCCATATTTTGGGTGGTTAATATTACAGGCAAATCCTGAGTACGGTAGTTCTGAAATAAACATACCTGACAATGCCAGTTTAAAAATTCCATTTCCTTTATTGGCAACTCTGTTAGATTATAAGACAGCACTACAAACGCATTTTTATTATTATGGGAAATGAACAAATATATTTAGAAAATGAATTTGATAATATTGCACTTATAAATCCTAATAAGATTATCAATTCTGAAGGATTTCCCGAGGACAGAAATATCAAACAAGAAGATTTAGTTATCTATGCGAATTTGGAGTGTAACTTACAACCAAGAAGTAGACTATTGGCGGGTAGTGATGCGCAAAGACTGGAAACTGTTGCAATTGCAACTGTAAATTTTTTAAAACCAAACGGACAAGATTACCTATCAACTAGATGGACAGAACTACAAAGTAATTACCAAGACCCAAATTATGTAAACGCTGAATTACTTGGAATCACCAATATTAGATATAGAGTTAGTTCTTCACAATCGGCGACCGTAGATATTCAGTTAGAAGATGTGAGAGGAAGAGCATTATTTGAGTCAAACAATAATTCAATATACTCTGTATTTTTTAATTTACCATATCCTACGTTTTATTTAACTATGAAAGGATATATGGGTAAGGCGATTCAATATCAACTAATGTTGATGAAATTTCAAGCGTCACTTGACCCAAGTTCAGGAAATTTTTTAATAACATTAAATTTTCAATCATACAAATTTAATGTGTTAGTCGATATTGCATGGGGATATTTGTTGGCAACACCAAATATGTATGTTTCACAAACTAAACAAAATTTACAAATTGAATCAACTAGTCCTACTAATTCTTCAGTTTCCCAAATAAATGGAGGTGCGACACCTGTAGTAACTTTAGACAGCCCACAAGGGTACAAAAAAATAATACAAATCTACGATGAGTATAAATTAAAAAAATTAATACCTCAGGATTTTCCATACCTTACTATACAACAATTAATAATTAGACTAGAAAATTTCCAAAAAAATCTTTTATCTTCTTTTGGTAAATTATCAGTTGACCAACTTACTGATTCTCAAACTTTTGAACAAATACTAAAAGAATTTTTACAAATAGTTAAAACTGCGAGTGGTACTACATCATGGAAAGGGGAATTTTTAGATGATAAAAAGTTCTATATAATTAAAGACAATAATAATAGTTATTATAAACTATTTCCATATAAAGATGAGATTACAAATTACCAAACGGCCGAATCAAAAATAGCTCAGATAATCCAAGAGTACAACACAAAATTATCAGAAGTTAATACTTTTGGAGAAAAAAAAGGTAAAGGAAATTATGTGATTCCATCACCAATTTCAATTAAATCAGTAACTGGGTCCAAACCTTATGTCCCGTCAATATCAATTATTGATGTTAAACAGACTGCAATTCAAAGAACAGGTTCATCAAATCAAACTGAATTACAAAAAGAAGAGGCAAACATTAAAAAAGAACTTGAGTTATTAGAAAAGAAACAAGTTGCGGAACTTTTGGCAAGATTTAAACCTGGTCAACCAGTGCAGGATATACCTGTCTTATTTAGGTTTGATGGAGAAGGATTTTTTGATGGTCAAATAAACTACATGAAAACAGTCTTAAATAACAAATCAAAAGTTATTAGAGAAAATTTAACAAATGATATTAATAAAATCATTAAATCTGACAAAGGAATTGGGTTTGAGCCGACTTTAAGAAACGTTATTGCGGTTATTACAGCATCCTGTGATGCGTTTTTACGATTAATGGATGAGGTACACATAAAAGCATTTGATAATAGAAATAATTTAAAGAAAAAAAATTCAGTTAGAAATGATGTTAAAAATGACCCCGACTCACCAGTTTATCCTTGGCCACAATATTCTAAAGAAATAAACGTAGATGGTCTTACAAAATTTGATTTAAAATATCCGGGGGACCCTGAGTATATTGATGATAGTGGGGCTAACGATGTCAATGCTTGGCCTGAAGTTGAGTTTGTTGAAGAATTTATAAAAGGATATATCAAAAGACAGCAATTACCAATTTCACCTACACCCCAATCTAATGAAGATACGACAATAAAAAGATTATGTTTGGCGGGATTTGATACCCCATCCAACGTTGTTTTTAGTAACTACCAAGAAATTTATTTCCTATATGAAATAATAGAAAGAATTGAAACTATAATCCAATACCAAGGATTTTTAAGAGATGATAATTCTTTTGGAAATATTTTAAATTTTTTACAAGCATTAGAAGCGTCAAACGTAATTATATCTTTAGGTTCGGACAACGTTAGTTTAACATATTTTATAAAAAATTTAGAGGTAACAAATTATATTGATTACTTATCATTTTTAAAGTCAATCTCAAATCAGGGAAATGGTACGTTATGGCAAAAATATTCAAGAGGAATACCGACTTCAGAATATCTAAAAAACGAAATAAACAATCCTTCTAAAATTTTATCTAAACCACTACCAAATATTTTTGATTCATTAGTAACCGAAGAAAACGCCAATGAAGTTGAAAATTCATTGGTTAAGTACTTGGAAAGTACTAAGAATTCGGAAATTATATTCACAGATAGATATCCTTTTATTTCTGAAAGTTGGAATAAGTTAAATTTAAAAAATGGGTTACAAAATTTTTCAACAAGAACAGTATTAAACACAAATAAAACCCTTTTTTATAATTCTAAAGTTAAAAAGATTGTTAATTATTTAGATGATTTTACAGATAGTAATCCTGGTGATAATACTAAAATTAAACCTTTTAATTTTTTTGTCAGTTTAAATCAAGAAATAAATTTAGTTGATGCTAATAATAATTTTTTAAGTTTTTACTTACAAAGGACTGAGTCACCTAAAAAATCTTTTTACACAGAAGGTTCAATAATTAATACACCATTTAATGTAAACATTGCATTAACAACAAGCTCAATCTTGAATACTCCATTTTTTATTAAATCAATTCAGAATGGGGTTGAAAACCTAAAAGGTGGTTCGGAGTATCCTTTTTTACAATCATCTTATTTTTTCTTAAACAGTTTACCTCTTTCTAATTTTAAATCAAAATATATTGACATTGATGGAAATGAAAGAGATTACATCGGACCTACTTTTACCAAGTTTGGAGCAATACATAGAATGCCAAAACTTTTAATATGTAAGATTGGTTCTGTTTGGCATAGATATAAAACTTGGATTGATACTGGAAATGATATATTATCAAGTGCTATGGGCTCATTTAATTTCGATAATAGTTTTGACCCAGTAAATAATAACCCATCTTCAAACTACAATATTGTAGTAGATGGTGAAGAAAATTTTATTCAATTTAAAAATTCAGTAACGTCAGATGACGGTACTATGGAAAACATAAATGTTGGTTTCTATCCGAAAGTTTTAAATGATTTTCAGTATTTTTTAAATGATGAGAATCTGTATAGTAGTGAGTCGTTAATTAATCAAGAATTACAAACTATGGTTGATAACAGGGATGTGTTATTAGTATCAAATTCACAATCTCAAATAAATAAAAGTTATGGTTATAATTTGTCAAACCCAAGTCTGGCATTAAGTTACAAAACAACAAGTGTATTACTTAAAAGTTTTGAAACTAATGAAACACCCGTTGATGGTAATTTTTATTTTTCAGCACCTTCTTTTGGTTCAAGATATACTCAAGTGCAATATGAATGTTTTACAGGAGCAAATGCTGTACCTGATGTCTATAATAATGAATTTGTATATAATGGTTCTTTAAGATTTTTTTGGGGAGGAACCCACTTTGGGTATTTCCCAACAGTAAATCAACTTTGTAAGCCTGACCAATATGTTTCACGAACCGCAACCTCATTATGGCCATGGGTTTTGTTATTAGATGATAATGGCGAAAACTCATCCGTTGATTCAATCGAAGATTTATTTTCGGTGTTTACCAAAGAAGAACTTGATTTATTTGAAGAGGAATATAAAAAATTTAGTAGGTCAAAATTCCAAAGCGAAAACGACTTTAATATTCAAAGTTTATTAAGGAAAGCATTATTAGTTAATGAGAATGATTTTTTTAACGACAACTCAAATTTATTAATTGAAGATTTCCAAAGGGCTCAACTTAAAAATTTTAATATAGTAATTGATGATTATATTAATAGGAATTCTCTTTTCCAAAAAGGAAATCCAACAAACTTTAATTTAATAAATTTAAGAACTTTTTCTGAAAAGAATTTTACAGGTAAAACTTCATATACATATTATAAAGAAACTACACCAACTGCAATACCAACCAGTTCTAATACCCAAACTTGGGCAAATTCAGAATTAGAATATGCTGAGGCTTGGAAAAATTTAAAAACTTATGTTGGATTCTCTGAAGTTAATGGATTAAAATACCAAGGGGTAAACTCATATATTACTGACTTTTTTATTGATTTAAATGTTGCATTCACTAGTGAGAATATTATAAAATTTGCCGACGAAATTAAAATTTATGCATCTAGAAAATTAGTTAATAGTGGGGAAACATTTAATTTTAAACAAGAAGTAGATAACTTCTTAGGGCAGATAACTCTAAAGACAAATAACTTTTTCAATGGCGCTCTATTAAAAATGAAAAAAGGTCTCCCAACGGTTGAGAAAAAAGGAAAAGTTGAGGATAGTTCACCAATTGAAGGAGAATTATCAAAATTGCAATATTATAATAATTTTAAAGCAATTAATGATAAGTGGGTTGCGGGTAACAATTATAATAGTGAAACATTATTAGAAGATATACTTTTCTTAGATAGAGCTGGAAGAGACATTGGTGATAAAATATATATTAATGTTTTAGATTTAGTAAGTGGAAATGCCGCCTTTTTAAAAGGTAGAGATGTTGCATCAAATGCTTATACTGCGATTGGAGGGATTATTGAATATAATCACTTTAAAATATTTAACATGCCATCATATATTAATTTCTATGGTGTACAAAATGTGGGAGATACTCAAAATAGTGGAGATACTACTTCTCATCCATTTGCTACAAATTTATTTGGAACGTTTACTGATGTTGACTACCAAAACTCAAAAAGTAAAATGGTATGTGTTTACACTGAAACGGGTTCAGAACATACGGACAATCAATCACCGACAAATGGGTTTTTAGATGATAGTTTTAATTTGGGAGTTGCCACTAACAATCCAAATTTGGATAATATGAGTAATAAAGACGACTACGCCATTTCAAATAAATGTGTTGGTTTTGCTGTTGATTTTGGATTACAAAATCAAGGGGTCTTTAAAGAAATAAATGTTTCTCAAGAAAGTGGACAGGCAACCGCTGAAAGTTTGAAACAGATTTATGACATGGCAAATCTGTATAGTGGTACTAAAAGTAGTAGTCAAAGCGTTAGTTTATATAACATTTATACTACAAGAAGTTATAAGGCTACGGTAACTGCTATGGGAAATGCGATGATTCAACCAACAATGTATTTTGTTTTAAGAAATGTACCATTATTTGCAGGACCTTATTACATTGATAGTGTTGAACATACAATATCTAATAATAATTTTACAACACAATTCACTGGAACCAGACAAAAATTATTCACCCCTCCATTAGAGAATAAATTATTGGAGACTATAAAGACAACGTTTTTAAATGAGTTGATAAATAATCAAGTTCAACAAAGACAGGGGGAAGTAAGAATTGAACAAACTACAATACAAGTGAAAAATAAACTATCAAATAGTGTAACATCTCAGTTTAAACCTAGTACTGTACCTATTTGTCAGACACAACCTGAATACCAAGACTATTCGGTTGCAAAACCAACTGAATTAACCGAGACGATTGACTCAATGTGGAAAAAAGTTAGAGAAAGGATACTTCAAACACCATTAAGTGGTTCTAACTTAGATTACGTTGTTTACACTATTTTCTATGTAAATTCATTTGATGGAGATAAGTTTTCGTTCTATAATAACAACGTATCATTAACTCCAATTGGAACAGGTGTACCAACTTGGGGAGGAGGAACAAGTGGAAGTTTTAATAAAGAGTATATTTGTTTAGAAGGTAATAATAGTCAGAGTCAGGCATTCGTTACGTTTTCAGGTATTACAAATTGTGTTGACTTTAATATTTTGAGATATGAAGAAACATTTAAAACAGCATTAGATAATATAGGAAATGAGGATATCTTTGTTTCAGGGTTTACAAAAAGTTGGATTGAAAGATATCCATATGATAATACAAGGGGTACTACAAATTTATATGACCAATTTGTTGCAACAAATCAAAATGAATTTGATTTATTAAACGGAAAAGTCAGAAAGGCGTATAAAATAGTGAAAGGATACTTATCTCAATAATTTTATAAAAACTTAGATATTTATAATAAAACTTAAAGTTATGGACGTAAAACAATTATTAGACAATTACTTGGGAAGAAAAACAAGAATAACTGAAAAGGATGCCGGTAACGGATTTAAAGAAGTTTGTGATTTGGATACAGGTGATTGCTACACAATTAGAATGAAAGACGGTCTAATTGAAAGAGTTGACAATACATATATGTCAAACAAAAAAATTAATGTTGAAACTAAAACAGGAATTAAACAACTTTTAAACGGTTAAAAAATGGAAATATCGAAAGCAATCTTAGAAGAACTTAAAAAATATAATCAAATAAATAGATATATAGTTGAGCAAGACGCTCCTGAAGTTGGTGACGTTCCACCACCACCCCCACCTCCCGCAGGAGGTGCTCCTGAAGCAGCTGCGGGTGAGGTTGAAACAGCAACCCCACCAGCGGGTGAGACTGAACCACAACCAATTGATGTGGCTTCTGACCCTGATGTTGAAAAAGTTGGTGAGGAAGAAGAGGAAAGTGGTTCTGAAGAGCTTGAGATAACTGACCTTGTTAAATCACAAAAAAACATTGAAACAAAACAGGAAGACTATTTTAATAATTTGTTTTCACAACTTTCTAATTTAGAGAAAAAATTATCTGATATGGATAATGTAATGACTAAATTAAATGACCTTGAGGCTAAAATTGATAAATATAGACCAAAAACACCTGAAGAAAAACTTGAACTTAGAAGTTTGGATTCAGGACCATATAACCAAAAACTTACAGATTTTTTCATGGACAAACAACCAGAAATGCAAAAAACAGGTAAGAACGAATATGTTCTAACAACTGATGATGTTGAAGATTATTCTGTTGATGAAATCAAAAGAACCTTTAATAATTATGGCGACGAAGAAGAGTTTAAACCAATTAGATACTAATTGAAAAACTCTATTTGACTTTTACGGCTGACACACTTACTTTTGTTTATTAACTTTTAAATTTTATATATAATGGCGACAAATTCTTTAGACGCTGTTCTCGCTCAGTATGAAAAAGCGAAATCAAACACAGGTGGTAGTAAAATTTCACAAGAAGACCGAATGAAGAAGTACTTCGCGGCAATTCTACCACAAGGAAAATCAACAGGACAAAAGCGACTTCGAGTCCTACCAACCTCTGACGGTTCATCTCCGTTTAAAGAAGTATGGTTTCACGAAGTACAAGTGTCTGGAAAATGGAATAAAATCTATGACCCAGGTAAAAACGACAATGAGCGTTCACCACTTAATGAGATTCACGATGAACTTATGATGACAGGTAAGGCTTCCGATAAGGAACTTGCAAAACAATATAAGGCACGTAAATTCTACATTGTTAAAGTGATTGACAAAGACGCACCTGAGGACGGAGTTAAGTTCTGGCGTTTCAAACACAACTACAAGAATGAAGGAATTCTTGACAAAATTATCCCAATTTGGAGAGCTAAAGGTGATATCACTGACCCTGAAAAAGGACGTGATTTGATTTTGGAACTTACCAAAGCAAAAACTCCAAAGGGAATTGAGTATACAGTTATCCAAACTGTAATGTATGATGACCCTGCGCCACTTCATGAAGATAAAGAGACTATGGACTCTTGGGTGAAGGATGAACTTACTTGGAAAGATGTTTATTCTAAGAAGCCTGTAGAATACTTGGAGGCGATTGCTCGTGGTGAAACTCCACGTTGGTCTTCAGACCTTGGAAAATATGTTTATGGAGACGAGTCGGCAGAAATGACTATGGGTGGAACAATCTCTGACCCACAATCTGAAGACGAACCAGATGGTGACTTACCTTTCTAACTAAAAACTAATATTAATTTAACTACCCCTGAAATATGGGGTAGTTTTTAATCATTTCAAAAATGACGAATCAAGAAAAAATTTCAAAAAAAATGTTTGACGCATTAATTGCAAAATATGCGGCAGAACAAGCAGAAGCTGAAGCAACTCTTTTGGTTTATTTTAATAATCCTGTTGGTATTGGGGAACACCCACAATTGGTTGAAGAAATGGACAAACAAGTTGAAAAACTTGCAAATGCAAAAGATAAAAGTGATGCACTACAACAATTTCAAAAATATAACTAATTATGGCATTAAAGAAAAAAGAATTTTCGTTAGATGCAATCAAGGATAAATACTCCACAAAGACCAAATATAAGGATGAATCATTCTACAATTGTGGTGAAGCGTTTATGGATGCTTGTGGATTACCTGGACCAATTTTAGGTGGTATTAATATGTTTTTGGGTCACTCAAATACGTCAAAAACAACTGCAATGATTTTAGCCGCGGTTGATGCTCAAAAAAAAGGTCACCTTCCTGTTTTTATTATAACTGAAAAGAAATGGTCGTGGGAACATGCTATTGAATTAGGATTACAAGCGGAAAAAAATGAATTCGGAGAGTATGATGGAATGTTTATTTTTAATGACTCTTTTGATGTTATTGAACAGGCAACTGATTTCATAAATCAAATTCTGGACGCTCAAGAAAAGGGTGATATTCCTTATAATATTTTATTTTTGTGGGACAGTATTGGAAGTATTCCATGTCAAATGACATTTGACGGCAAGGGTGGCGGTATGCATTCGGCTAAAGTATTAGCGGATAAGATAGGTATGGGTATCCACTCAAGAATATCAAAATCAAAAAAAGAAGATTATCCATACTATAATACTTTAGTAATTTTAAACCAACCTTGGGTAGAATTACCTGATAACCCATTTGGACAACCTGAAATACGTGCAAAAGGAGGGACAGCAGTTTGGTTAGCAAGTAGTTTAGTTTTTTTATTTGGTAATCAAAAAAAGGCTGGTATAAGCCACATTGACGCCACCAAAAACGGACGTAAAGTTTCTTTTGCAATTAGAACTAAAGTTTCAATTTTAAAAAACCATGTAAATGGTCTTGGGTACAAGGATGGTAAAATAATTGCCGTACCACATGGATATATTGCGGACACAAAAGAAGCTTTGGAAAAATATAAAAAAGATTACTCAAATTATTGGGGTCAAAAGCTTGGAGATTCGTATAATTTGGAAGAAAGTCAAGAACCTGATTTTGAAGAATAAAAATTGTTATTAATAACAATTTTTTAATAAATCTTTATATTTATTATTAAATGGGAAGAACTAAAGTTGATATTAATAAGAAAAAAATGAGTATTTCTGTGGCAGTTGAACCCGAAATACTTGAATATATTAAATCAAGACATATAAACTTTTCTTCATTGATTAATAAATTGATTAAAGATTATATTAAAAATGGAAACCAAAGTTTGTAGTAAGTGTAAGGAAGAAAAAAATGTTTGTGAGTTTGGTAAATTAAAAACTTCTAAAGATGGGTTTTTATATTCTTGTAAAAAATGTAATAATAAAAGAAGCGTTGATTATCGTAAAAATAATCCTGAAAAGGTATTGGAATTAACGAGGAATTGGACCAAAAAAAATCCTGAGTGGGTTTATAATCGTCACAAAAAATGGAGAGAAGAAAACCCAGAAAAAAATAAAGAATTAAAAAAAAATTGGTATAAAAATAACCCTTACAAACGGAAAGAATACCGAGAAAATTACAAACCAAGGAAACACGAACAAAGAAAAGAAAGACGAGAATCCGACCCTATTTTTGCATTAATTAATAATGTTAGAAGTCGTCTTTACAAATACCTAACCAAGTTGGATATCACTAAAAAAAACAAAACATTTGACATTGTGGGGTGTAATCCCTTACAATTAAAAGAACATTTAGAAAAACAATTTGTTGATGGTATGACATGGAAAAATAAAGGGGATTGGCATATTGACCACATCATTCCTTTATCTTCCGCAAAAACAGAAGATGAATTATATAAACTATGTCATTATACTAATCTACAACCACTTTGGGCTATTGAAAATATTAAAAAAAGTAACAAAATTTTGTCAAAAGATTTAATTTAAAATCTGTGAAAAAGACTCTCCTTATTGACGGTAATAACCTCTTTAAAATTGGTTTCCATGGCGTGAAAGATTATTTCCACAATGGAAACCATATTGGAGGTCTTTTCCATTTTATTAATACTTTAAGAAAGTTTATCGACGAACACAATTTTGATAAAGTTATTGTGTTTTGGGACGGTGAGGAATCTCGCTCACAAAGAGAAGTACTTTATCCAAAATATAAAATGAACCGCAGACTTACGTTTGAGGACCCCATCTATATGTCATATTTGTACCAAAAAAACAGAGTTAAACAATACTTGGAGGAAATGTACGTCAGACAACTTGAAGTTCAAGGAATCGAAGCTGACGACTTAATGGCTGAGTATTGTCATATATCTGAAAATGAAGAAAAATTAATCTTCTCAGGCGACCGAGATTTAACCCAACTCATTTCTGATAAAGTATCCGTATATTCACCAAATTTACGAGCAATATTTAAAAACGGAGATAAAATTAAATTAAATGATTTTGAATTTCCCCACTATAATATTTTAACTCTAAAAATTATGATGGGAGATAAATCCGATAACATTGAAGGTATCCAATCTTTAGGAGAAAAGACCCTTGTAAAATTATTTCCTGAAGTACTTGAAAGAAAAGTGACTTACCAAGAATTATTGGGAAAGGCGGAAATATTATTAAAAGAACAAAAAGATAATACAATTTTAAAAAATATTTTGACTGGTAAGACAAAGTCAGGTATATTTGAACAAGAGTACTATCAAGTGAATGAAAAAATTGTTGATTTGTCTAATCCATTATTAAATGATGAGGCAAAAAAACAAGTAGGATTAATTCATACTGAAAAATTGGACACAGAAGGTAGAAGTTATAAGAATCTTATCAAATTTATGGTGAATGATGGAATTTTTAAATTTTTACCTAAAACAGACGACGCATGGACATATTTTATAACACCATTTTTAAAGTTAACAAGAAAAGAAAAAAGTAAAACAAAGTAAAATTTTTATGAAAGAGCAGCAAAATGACATTACAAAGTTGGAGTTCCTAATGACGGTAAACGACAACTTTATTGTCCAACGATTCTTCAATGTGAAGGATTACAATCCAAAGGCAAAAAACTCAGTAGAACTTTTGGGACTATTGGAGTACTTTGTTGAAGACATGAAACAACGACTAAAGATGAAAAGTGTTTCCTATATGTCTGACAATCAGTATGAAATTATTGAAAATCCTGAAGTACTTGAAACTTCATTTACCGATGGACCTGAGGTGTTTAATTTGTATTTGAAATACAATGGTGTTGTAATGTATCACTATACATTTGACGCTAAACCATATCCACCTAAAATTAGATATACTGTAGATATTCGACCGTATTTGAAGGAAATTCTATCGAATCTTACTGAGGTTTTCTCATCGAAAAATTTAACTTACGAATTCATGGGTTACTCACTAGTCTAACAATATTTAATAAAAAAGACTAGCATGGCTGACAAGAATTTTGATTATTTAGGGAATACATTCCAACAACAACTTATCAATCAAATAATAGTTGATAAGAATTTTGCACACTCTATTTTGGATGTTTTAGAGTCAAATTATTTTGAAAACAAGTATTATAAAATCATCATACAGATGATTAAAGAATACTACAAAAAGTTTGATTGCCAACCTACCTATGACACATTATATCAAATTATCAAGTCGGAGATTACCCAAGAGTTGATGTTAAAAATCACTTTGGATACAATTAATGAAATAAAAAATGTATCTGAAGAAGGCTCACTTTTTGTTCAAGAAAAGGCACTCAAATTTTGCAAGCAACAAGAGCTTCAGAAGGTAATGGGAAAAGCTCAAAAGATTATTGATGGAGGTGAGTTTGAAAACTATGACACCCTTGAAGAGATGGTTAGAGAAGCTCTTCAAGTGGGTGTGATAGAAAAGGATACAGGGGATGTATTTGAAAACTTGGACCAAGTTCTTGAGGAGGATTATCGTCACCCAATTCCAATGGGAATTCCAGGTATTGACAATCTATTGAAAGGTGGTCTGGCAAAAGGGGAAATCGGTGTAATACTTGCACCAACAGGTGTTGGTAAAACTAGTTTAACCACAAAAATTGCCAACCACGCATTTAATATGGGATTCAATGTGTTACAAATATTCTTTGAAGACAATCCAAAGATTATTCAAAGAAAACACTTTACCCTTTGGACTGGAATTGCACCTGACCTTCTTGGTGACCACAAAGAAGAGGTTATGAAGAAAGTAACCGAAGTTCAAGATAAGATGAAAAACAGACTTATTCTTAAAAAACTTCCATCAGATACTTTGACTATGGGTCAAATTAAGAATCAACTCAGAAAGATGATTGCCGATGGAATTAAACTTGATGTTATTATCTTGGACTACATTGATTGTGTAACACCTGAGAAGATGATGGATGATGAATGGAAAAGTGAGGGTTCAGTAATGAGAGCATTTGAAGCAATGTGTCACGAATTAAACATTGCTGGTTGGACAGCAACACAAGGAAACAGAAGTTCAATTTCATCTGAAGTTGTAACAACTGACCAAATGGGAGGTTCAATTAAGAAAGCTCAAGTAGGTCACGTAATTATATCAGTAGCCAAAACATTACAACAAAAGGAACTCAAACTTGCGACTATTGCTATCACAAAATCACGTATTGGTAAAGATGGTGTAATCTTTGAAAACTGTAAATTTGATAATGAACTACTTGTAATTGATACAGAAAGTTCAATGACAATGTTAGGATTTGAAGAAAACAAAGAACAAAAAAATAGAGATAGAATTCGTGAAATTTTAGATAGAAAGAAACAACAAACAGTATAATTATTATAAAACAATAGCATTTATTATGGAAAAAATATTGGTAGAAAATCCAAATCGTTTCGTTATATTTCCAATTGAACACAACGACATATGGGAATATTATAAAATGCACCAAGCAGCGTTTTGGACAGCTGAAGAGGTGGATTTGTCGGGTGACATTCGTGATTGGGAAAACCTTTCAGAGAATGAACAATACTTTGTTAAAAATGTATTGTCGTTTTTTGCGGCATCAGATGGAATTGTTAACGAAAACTTGGCTGAAAATTTCTACCGAGAAGTACAATACCCTGAAGCAAAATTCTTTTACGGGATGCAATTGGCAATGGAGAATATCCATAGTCTAATGTATTCACTTTTGATTGATACGTATGTGTCAAATCCAAACGAGAAAGATGAATGTTTCCATGCAATTGATAGACTTCCCGCTGTTCAAAAGAAGGCAAAGTGGGCTCTTGATTGGATTACAAATGCATCATTCCAAGAAAGACTTGTGGCATTTGCTGCAGTTGAAGGAATCTTCTTTTCAGGTTCATTCTGTTCAATCTTTTGGTTGAAATCAAGAGGAATCATGCAAGGTTTATGTAACGCAAATTCACTTATTTTTAAAGATGAAAATCTTCACTGTGACTTTGCAATTCACCTTGTGAACAATCACTGTGAAAACAAACCAAGTGAAAAGAGAATCAAAGAGATTTTGTTGTCGGCCCTTGAGATTGAGAAAGAATTCATTACAGAATCACTTCCAGTTTCACTTATTGGTATGAACTCAAATCTTATGAAACAATATCTTGAGTTTGTTGTTGATGGTTTACTTGTTAAATTTGGATGTAAAAAACATTTTAATGTTGAACAACCATTTAAATTTATGGAACAAATTGCGGTTGAAACAAAAGGTAATTTCTTTGAATCAAGAACTGTCGAATATCAAAAGGCGAAGTTGAACGAAACATTGTCCTTTACGGATGACTTTTAATTGATTATTTTATAAAACTATGATGTCACTAAAAATTAAAAAACGTAGTGGGGATGATGCGTCATTTAACCCACAGAAAATATATAACCGAATTAAAAGAGCGGCTAAAGGATTAAATATTAATTCTGATGAAATTTTCATTAAAGTAATCACATCAGTACCAACTGAAGGTGAAATTACCACAAAGGAACTTGATAAGTTAATTTATGAGATTGCAGCCGCATTTACTGGAAGTCACCACGACTATTCAAGACTTGCATCATCAGTTGCAATTTCTGCTTATCACAAAGAGACCGACCCAAGTTTCTCAAACACAATGCATACGTTACATATGGATGGTATTGTGAATGATAAATTTATGGAAATGATTGAGAGTTACGGACCATCAAATATTGATGAGGTTATTAATCACGACAATGATTATAATTTTGATTACTTCGCATGGAGGTCTCTACAAGAGATGTATCTTTTGAAACTTCCAAGTGGTAAGACAATTGAAAGACCTCAACACATGTATATGCGTGTGGCGATTTGGGTTACTAATTCATTTGAACAAGCGGTTGAATATTATAAGTCACTTTCAAGTCAACTTATTTCACCGGCAACACCAATTATGATTAATGCTGGTACAAAAGTTCCACAACTTGCTTCTTGTGTTCTTCATTTTAATGACGCAGATTCAAGAGAAGGGCTTTTGAATACTATGAGAGATATATCAACATATTCATCAGACGCTGCAGGTATTGGTCTTTCTATGTCAAACATCAGAAGTAAAGAAAGCCGTATTACATCCTCAGGTGGATTTGCTGGTGGACTTTTGAAGTATTTGAAAATTGTTAATGAATCACTTCGTTTCTTTAATCAACAAGGACGCAGACCAGGTTCAGCAGCAATTTACTTGGAACCTTGGCACAAAGATATTTTTGACCTTTTGGATATTAAAAAGAATACAGGAGCTGAAGAATTAAGAGCAAGAGATTTGTTTACCGCTCTTTGGATTCCTGATAACTTTATGAATGCTGTTAAGAACAATGGTGATTGGTATTTGTTCTGTCCAAATGATATTAAGAAAGCTGGTATTAAAGCCCTCCAAGAATGTTATGGTGAAGAATACGAAGAAAACTATAACAAAGCAGTTGCTCTTGGAATTGGTAAAAAGACCAAGGCTCAAGAAATTTGGTCAAAGATAATTGAGTCACAAATTGAGACTGGTGTCCCATACCTTTGTTCAAAGGATAACGCAAACAAAAAGACAAATCATCAAAATATCGGTGTAATCAAACAATCAAATCTTTGTAATGAGATTTACCAATACACTGACGAGAAAACAACTGCAATCTGTACCCTATCGTCTATGGTTTTGAAAAACTATGTAAAGGATGGTGAGTTCGATTTTAAATCTTTATATGATGAAACTCGTAAAGTTGTAAGAGCATTGAACAAAGTTGTTAACATCAACAATTACTCAACTGAAAAAGGACGTAAGGGTGGATTAGAACAAAGAGCAATTGCAATTGGAACACAAGGACTTGCTGACGTATTCTATTTGATGGATTACATTTTCACATCCGAAGAGGCTCGTAAATTGAACAAAGAGATTTTTGAGACAATCTATTTTGCGGCAATTACAGAAAGCAACAGATTGTGTATAGATGGTGAGTATGAACCATATACTCACTTTAATGGGTCTCCTATGTCACAAGGAATATTCCAATTTGATATGTGGGGATTGAAAGAAGAAGAGTTATCAGGAAGATGGCCTTGGGGTATACTAAAACAAAATGTTATGAAATATGGTGTTTGTAACTCTTTATTCACCGCTCAAATGCCTGTGGCGTCTTCTGCTAAAATTACAGGTTCTTATGAGATGACAGAACCAGCTCACTCAGCAATCTTTAACAGACGTGTCGTGGGTGGTGAGATTATGATTGTTAACAAGTATTTGATTAATGACTTTGAGAAGTTGGGTATTTGGGGGGAAGACCTAAAGAATGAAATCATTCTTAATGAAGGTTCAGTTCAGGGAATTAATTTTAATAATTACCTTGACCCTGAAGACAGACAATACAATAAGAAAGTTAAAAGAATTGAGCACCTAATTCCAAAATACAAAACAATTTGGGAAATCTCGCAGAAGGAATTGATTGAAATGTCCGCAGACAGAGCTCCTTTTATTGACCAATCACAGTCAATGAATATCTATATGGGTAATCCAACTCTTTCAAAGATTTCATCATCTCACTTCTATGGATGGGAAAAGGGATTGAAAACACTTTGTTATTATGTTAGAACAAAAGCAATTTCAACAGGAGCAAAACACTTGGCGGTTGATATCTCAAAAGTATCAAAACCAAGACCAACTCCTGAACCACCTAAAGTAGATTATTCATATATGAATTTACCACCAAAACCTGAGAATAGTGAGTTTGATTGTTTTGGATGTTCATCATAATAATAATCCCGATACTATATCGGGATTTTTTATTTCAAATACTATTTATTAATATGTCTAATATTATACAAGAAGAAATTCAGAAAATAAAAAAAATGATGCTTTTGGAAGATTTAGTCCAAGAGGATGGTGTAAAAAAGTTAAAACAAACTTTAGACATTTTAAAAAAGAAAAAAAAAGTATTACTCCTAAGTTGCTCAAATAGATATAATTGGGATGAAAATAACATTGATATTCCTAAGTCAAAAATAATAGCAATGTATTTGAATGAAGAACTTGGGGATAACTCGGTCTTTATTGACGTTCCTGAACTTAAAATATTTCCTTGTGAAGGAAATGTCTCAAGAAAAGAAGGAAATAGTTGTGGTATTATGAAGTCATTATTAAAAGATGATAAAAAAAATCCTTCAGGATATCACAGATGTTGGGCTAGTTTAAATAATAAATCAGATGAACTTTGGAAAATATCTAAAGAACTATTTGAGTCAGATGCTGTCATATTTTTTAGTTCAGTAAGATGGGGACAGGCAAATATGTATTATCAAAATCTAATTGAAAGATTAACTTGGATTGAAAATAGATATAATACCTTAGGTGAAAAAAATATAGTTAAGGACATTGAAACGGGATTTATTTGTGTTGGACAAAATTGGAATGGTGAAAATGTAACCGAAACTCAAATGGATGTTCACAAATTTTATGGATTTGAACCTAATAAAAAATTATATTGGAATTGGCAATACACAACAGATGTTTATGACGAAAGTAAATCTTCTTATAAAAAATCCCACAAAAAATTCATTGACGATATGGGATTATGAGGTTGGGTACTATAAGTACGTCTCAAACCAAAAACCAATAGTTGACTGTTTAAATTACTATCCGATAAATGATTTTATAACTGAGTATTTACTAAGACAAGAATTTGTCGAATTTGAATATGATAATGATACCCCAAAAACTATTGACGGTAAAATTATTGTTTTGATATAAATTTAATATTTTCAGTATTTATTTGATATGGCAAACGGTAAATCATACGGTGTTACATTTCCATTTAGGGATTCATTTGATGGGAAATATTTAGACACTACTGACTTTGAGGACGATGAAATTAGAAGTAGTTTAATTCATTTACTTCTCACAAGAAAGGGTTCTAGGTATTTTTTACCTGATTTTGGGACACGTTTATATGAATATATATTTGAACCTCTTGATGGACCAACCTTTAATCAAATCGAGGCTGAAATCAGGGATTCTGTTGAAAAATATATTCCAAATTTACTTATTAATAAAGTTTCAGTTTATGCGGCAACTGATGATTTAGTTGAATCAGTTGTTCAAGATGGAGTTAATACATTTAATTTACCGGGTAGGAATAGTGTTGAATACACTGCAAAAGTAAAAATTGATTATACAATTACAAGTAATGTATTTAATCCGAGTGATTTTATAATTATTAATATATAAAATATGGCAAACAAACAAATTTCATACACAACTAGAGACTTCCAGAACATTAGACAGGAGTTGATAAATTTTACAAAAACTTATTATCCTGATTTAGTTGCTAACTTTAATGATGCGGCAATCTTTAGTGTTTTTATGGATTTGAATGCTGCCGTAACAGATAACTTACACTATCACATTGATAGAAGTATCCAAGAAACAGTATTACAATTTGCACAACAGAGGTCATCAATCTACAATATTGCTAGAACTTATGGATTAAAAATACCAGGACAAAGACCATCGGTTGCGTTATGTGAGTTTTCAATAACGGTACCGGCTTTTGGAGATGCTGAAGATTTGAGATATTGTGGTATTTTAAGAAGAGGAAGTCAAGTTCAGGGAGCGGGACAAATATTTGAAACAATATATGATATTGATTTTGCATCTGATTTTGGTAGTGATGGAACCGTTAATCGATTGGTAATTCCAAATTTTGACCAAAACAATATTTTAATTAATTATACAATTGTTAAAAAAGAACCAGTTGTTAATGGAGTTACAAAAGTATTCCGTAAAACAATTTCAAATGCAGAATCAAGACCTTTCTATGAATTGTTCTTACCTGAAAGAAATGTACTAGGTGTTACAGGTGTTCTATTAAAAGATGGTACAAACTACACTAATGTTCCTTCAGCTCAAGAATTTTTGGCACTTCCAAATAGATGGTATGAAGTTCAAGCATTAGCTGAAGATAGAATTTTTATTGAAGACCCAACTAAAACTTCAGACACACCTGGAGTTAAAGTAGGAAAATATTTGCAAACAAATACAAGATTTATAACAGAATACACTCCTGAAGGATTTATGAAAATGACTTTTGGAGGAGGTAATACTTCTACTGACGAATTACTTAGAGAATTTGCAAGAAACGGAAACCCTCTTAACTTAGCAAAATATCAAAATAATTTTTCACTCGGCTCAACACTGAAATCAAACTCAACGTTGTTTGTTCAATATAGAATTGGAGGAGGAATTGGGTCAAATCTTGGAGTAGGTATTCTCACTAACATAGGTACAATAACTTTTGTTGTAAATGGACCGTCACAAACCACTAATAATAGTGTGATTAGTTCTTTATCTTGTAATAATACAACCGCAGCAATTGGTGGTGCGAATATACCTACAACTGAAGAGGTTAGAAATTATGTAACATTTAATTTCTCCGCTCAGAATAGAGCGGTTACTGTCAATGACTATGAGGCAATTATAAGAAAAATGCCGTCACAATTTGGAGCGCCAGCAAAGGTCACAATTACTGAAGAAGACAACAAAATTTTAATAAATGTTTTATCGTATGATTCTGACGGTAAACTAACCGCACAAATTTCTAACACATTAAAAACAAATATTGCAAATTATCTTTCAAATTATAGAATGATAAATGATTATGTTGTTGTAACAACTGCTGAAGTAATTGATTTAATGTTTGACATTTCTTTGGTCTTAGATGCAACTCAAAATCAGGGAGTTGTAATATCAAATGCTATTACAAAAATTTCTGAATACATGAGTCCTGAAAATAGAAACTTAGGGGAAAATGTTAACATATCTGAAATTAGAAGAATCCTACAATCTGAAGATGGAGTAATATCGGTGGCCGATATTAGTGTATTTAATAAAGTAGGAGGTAAGTATTCATCCTCTGAAACATCACAAAGGTACTCAGACCCCGTGACCAAAAAAATTGAATTAATTGATGAGACAATTTTTGCTCAACCAAATCAAGTATATCAAGTAAGGTTCAATAATGATGACATTAAAATAAGAGTCAAAAATCTATCGACTGTTAATTTCTCGTAATCATTTATTTTTTCAAAATTATGAGTAAACTATTTATTAAAAAAAATAGTTATGCCCAAGTCTTTTAGGATTAAAACGGATATAGGAGTTAATAAAACTATACCTGTAAACCTTGAACAACAATTCGACACCCTTGAAATATTATCTTTGGCTATTTTTCCAAATGACGTTTATCCAAGAAGATGTGCTAATTTTGGAGTTTTATGCGGTAGAGTTTTTGCAAATAGAGGATTTGGTATCCCAAATGCAAGAATTTCTGTTTTTATACCATTAGATAGTGTTGATGAGGAAGACCCTATAATTTCAGTTTTATATCCCTATAAAAGAATTGAGGATTTTAATGAGGATGGTTATAAGTATAATTTATTACCATATACACAATCTCACTCAGGTCACGTTCCTGTAGGTACTTTTCCCGATAGAAACGATGCTCTAACCAATAAATCAGTTATCGAAGTTTACGACAAGTATTATAAATACACCACAAAAACTAACGAATCAGGTGACTATATGATTTTTGGTCTACCTGTTGGTCAACATAGTATTTTTATGCAAGTTGACCTTTCAGATATTGGTGAGTTTTCTTTAACACCACAGGATTTAATCCGAATGGGACTTGCTACGGAAACACAAATAGACGGGGTTAAGTTTAAATTCTCAGAAAACTATAGTGAATTACCTCAAATTATAACTATACAGAAAAACATTCAAGTTGCTCCTTTTTATGGGGAGAAAGATGTTTGTGACCATTACATTGTAAGAACTGACTTTGACCTAACATCAGAAAGTGGGGTAGAATTTAAACCAACTGCGGTTTTTATGGGGTCTATTATTTCTCATAGTAATAGAAAAAAAATTAAGAGAAAATGTAAAGTACCCGCTAAAGCTGGTTGGTTATGTGATTTAATTACAGGGCCTGGTCAAATTGAATCAATTAGACAGACTATTTTTAATGATGAATTTGGAAGACCAATACTTGAAGAGTTTATTTTAGAAAATAGTGGTAAAGTAATCGATGAGAATGGTGCGTGGGTTTTAGAGGTACCAATGAATTTGGATTATGTTTATACCGATGAAGATGGGAAAAAAGTTTTATCAAATGACCCAAGTTTAGGAGTCCCAACAAGGGGAAAATATAGATTTAAAGTAAAATGGTCTCAATCACCAAGAGTCGGGGAAGAAAATAAAAGAGGATATTTCTTAGTGCCAAACGTAAAAGAATGGGGATGGGAAGACTCAGGTAGTGAAAATCGTTTTTTATCATCACCATCCTCAAGTAACTGGATAAACACTAGTCCAACTAAGGCAATTTCTGACACATCTGTTATTTATCCTCCGACAAATGTTGATACTCCTGTTATAGAAACTTTACCATTTGGACTTAGCTCTTACTTTGCAGTAGGATTTATTTCCGCTCAGAACGTTAGTTTTTTTAGGGTTTTAGTAAATGATGGGACGGATAATTACGTCGAAATACCTGATTATATGACTAATATACCAATAGGTATAGTAGGGTTTAGTAATATCAGAATAGAATACTTACCTGAAGACAATGAGGTTGAAAGTATTTTCAATTATAGATTATACGATGAGGGACAATTTAAACAAGAATGTTCCTATTCATTTAGTTTAAATTGGAGTGACTATGGTGATGACATTATGATACAGGAAGCAATTGATTGCGAAGATAGATTTTATCAAATGACATATAATAAAGTCTATACTGTATCCCAACTAATGGATAGATTTTCATGGCAAACATTCCCCCAAAAAGCGATAGAAATTAAACACGTAACTGAAAATAGATGTGAGGGAAATTATAACCCATTTCCGGCTAACGATGTTTATTATAGATATGATATACTTTTTATATTATTTAGTTTTGTCCTCAATGTCATTATTTTACCTATTGGTATAGTTGTAATAATCGTATTACACGTTCTTGCTTGGTTGTATGGTATTTTCGAAGACTTATACCCTGCTTTTTGTAAATTAAGAAATGTTGTTAACAGAATAAAATGTAAAATTAATGACTTAATACCTGGTTCTGGGCCATTTGCATGTGAAGCATCTATTAATTGTGATAATGTTCCTCCAAATCCATTTAAAAACTTAAAACTTGGTGTTTTTTTATATACTGATGATGGATGTGAAAGATGTAAGTGTAATGTTGAAGGTGTACCAAATTTAAATAGTGATATTCAAACTGAGTTACAGAATTATAATCAACAATTTGATAACACTTCTTTATTACCTGACTTCACAACAACTAGTACTTATAATAATCCTGATATTAATTTAACAACCCAAGACGGTTATTTGGGATTTTTACAACAAGTTGCTGCCGGAGCGGCAAATGAATATTTTGGTCAAGGGGTATCCGACTGTTATTATCTCCTACCTTTAGTAAGTGACAGAGCTGACCAAAAAAGAATTCAATTTTCAACTAGTTTAACTTTGGGAGAAAGAATTAATCTATTTAACACCAAAGCAAAATATTTTGATAACCCTGGTTCATTAAGTCCTGGTTCAGTAGGTTGGAACCAAATTAAAGTTTCTTGGTGGCCATCAATTAATACAACAGAAGAAGTTGTTGGAGGTGGGGAAATTATAAGTACAATTAAGAGTCATTATGATAACGTGATGATATTACTTATGGAAAAAGATAGATTAAATGTTGGGGAAATGATTACGTTTCAAGACCCATCTTTATCTAATGACCCAAACGTTGGGTTTGCTAAAGGGGAATTAAGACAAACGGCAGATATAATCGTTAGATATGCATGTAGAAATTTTGGAGAAGGAGAATGTCACACTGTTTATACCACACGAAATAATGAGGCGACTATAGCCGATTATTCATTTCCTGGAGACATTGAATATTTACAAGTTATACATGAAATACCACTTAGTGCTTTTACTCTCAGTAACTATCAATCAAACGGAATTGCGTCACCTGGATTTGATTTCGACTCCCAAAATAATCAAATTATAAATACTTTCGGTACTTTATCAGATAATATGTTTTCATTACCTTGGAGATTTTTAAATAGTGAATTTAATTCTACTTCAGATATATCTAGAGAAGGTTCATTAACTCTTTGTGACCCATCTCAGTTAGGATACAATAGATTTTATACCCAAGAATCTTCCCAAAGCGCCAATACATTTAATCCAGTACAGACACCTTATTATCTTAATTTAGGAAGAGAATTGTTCACCAACGACTTTCCTATTTTTAATTTAAATAATGAACCATCTTATCAAGGTGTCTCCTATGGCGCTGAGGCAAATGCATTTTTACGAAATACTGTTGTTGAATATGGTTATTTTACGCCCGCAACAATGCTTGGACAACCACCATTTCAAGTGGTGGGAGATGACAACGATTTTTATGGACAACCACCTGTGGCGTGGAAATATAATACTGGTAAATATGGAGGAATAGTAGGGTATAGTAGTGACATAATTAAAAGCATTAGTGATAGTAATGAATATGTTGTATATATCTTACAAAGAGGCGTTGACCCGCACTCACCTAAAATCCCTATGAAAATAGATTTATCTAGATTATTCGGACATCAGGAATATAATGCAAACAACGGACGATTGGTCATTGAAGGGGAATTTAGAATGAACATCCCAATTCAGGCTGGAGAATCTGATTCTGACCCTTCAGGTGTTTTATTACCAAGACATGGGTTTTTTACTAATAATAGTTCACAAACCTTTGAAGGTAGAATATACTACCGAAGTTATTTCTTTAGACCAGACTCAACAGGAATTAATGCTTATTCTGCATATACAACTAATATGCCTTTATATTACTCGGCATTAGACATTAACTCTATATGGAATTCAGGGTTGTGGGGAAATTGTACAGGTCCAGGACCCTTTTATAAAATAAATACAGAAACTTTTGATGGACAAACCCCTGAATTTGTTAGAATTACGCCTACAAATGCAATGACGGGAAGATTTGTTCCAAATACCGTTTTAAATCCGTATACAGATAATGATACCGATACAGTTGAATGTATACCTGATTATGTATCAAACAGTAATGCGACTTACGGCGAATTTGGTAAAAGAGTACAAAATGTATATATACCACCAAATAAATGGGAGGCAGCATCTCTAACTAGAAGGTATTTGGGAGGGTATTTTGAATCTGAATATATTGAAGGGGCTTCAGTTATGGGGATGACATTTCAAACAATCTCACCACAAGGGACTGGTAAATTTTTAGGATTTAGAGCTCAAGTAAGCTCAACATCCATTATCGACCCTCCAAACCCAACTACTTTTTTAATTAGCGACTGTGGAGATTGTAGTTACCCAAAATATAAGTTTGATACCAACCCTTACGCAGATAACTATGGATATTTTTCTCCAACTTATATAACATCACATCCAATTAATGATACTGATAATCCTGATGCACTTGCTTGGGTTAATACTGCTCATACCATAAACATGAGTAATGAAGATTTTATTGTTTTTAGAACAGATAGATTACCTACCTCGACAACAGTTACCAAAAATAGTAGAGGAAATGGTTATTTATTGCATCAAAATAACAGTTTTGCAATATTTTCTTTTGGTACTGGAACAACTGAAAACACTGCAACTCAAATAGGTGGATATCCTATTCCTGAACAGGCAAATATAAGTGAAATAGATACTAATGAAATTCCTGTAGATGATGAGAATGTTACAAATAGTTTAATTGAGTGTACCTCAGCAGTAAACTTAAATAGTTACGGAGTTGACGCCGATGGAAATCCCCTTATACGACCTAATGACCCATATTCAGCTCAAGGAGATAAAGTTTATTTTAGACGTGATATGGGATGTTATAATTTTGTATCAGTACCATTTAAGACAATTAAAGGGACGCCCACCGAATCAGGGGGAGGAGGTGATATTGCTTCTTTAGTTGAGTGGGTTAGAAGAACTACTTTAAATTTCTCTTTATGTTTTGAAGTTTGGTCACACACGTTTTCAAACAACTGGATTAATGGAACTTTATATGCATACCCATTCCAACTTGCAACATTTTTTGATGCGAATAACGAACCGACTAGAGATTATTGCAGACACGTAGTTTATTTTCATCAACCAAATAACACTTTTTATTATAGAAGTAGCCCTTGGGATGGAAATGATTTTATTGGTAAAGATAATCCTAATTTGATACCAGGGTTCTCCAATAAAAAATACGGAAATAGAAAAAATCTTTTATACCCAACCACATTATTAGACTTAGGACCTAAAACAAATTACCTTCAGGAATTAGTATATTCAGATGAATATGATGGATATATTGTATCTAAAATACCTACAACTAGTTTCCAAAATATAACAGATTTACTTAATATGTTTGTATTAAGTCGATTGGTAAATACCAGCTTTTTACAACAATTATTACCACTTAATGATAGTGGTAATTCTGAAGGAGCAGATGACCCATCAGTTAAAGGATTTTTTGCTAATACTCGTTGGGGAAATGGTCAAACATTTTTCAATAACCTATTACCATCAGTTGTTGATGCAGATTATGCTCAAATGCTTTCTATTAATTCTGAATTTGGTATAACAGAATACGGACCTGAATTATATACTAATAATGATGTATTCTTTGTTAATGATAACAATTCAAATTCAGTATTTGGAATCTTGTTTCAGTCAAATAACCAAGATAGGGACTATGTTTCACCAAGAAGAACTATATGGAACGATAACTCTCCATTCCCACCAATACCTGGAGACTTTACTAATATTTCAGTAAATTCACAAGAAGTTCCACTATATCAATGGAGAATACAATATCAAAATAATAATACAAATTTTGACCCATTGCAATACCCTACAATATTTGGATGGCAATCAAATGATTTTTGGACAAGCTCACCTGATTCAGCACCAGATACTTTAGGTGGAGGAACTATTTTTACTTCAGGATTTTTCTATAGCAAATATCAAAAATTAGATAGATTTGATAATATATCTGAGTATTTTAAAACTGATATCACAAATATTACTAAGTATTATAGAGGACATATAATTAATTTTATGTCAGTAACGGCCGAAGATGGGACAATAACTTATGAGAAAACTGCTAAGGCTCCGTTGTTGGAAAATAGAAGGTACGCAAATACTTTTGGAGGTCCATTCCACTTTTATTTTGGTCTAATACAAGGGGCTAGTGCGATGGATATATTTAGAACTAAATACGTAGACACCAATATAATATATGAATGATTTAGGTAAAATAGAGTTTTTAAGAGGTAGTGCTAGGTATCAGAGAGCCCCTGAAAAGGGTATATCTGTACAAATACCAATTAGTGGTAAACAAAAAGAGATAGACGAATTTCAAAGAACTCTTAGTGTTAATTTGGCGGAAGTCTATAATATGGAAAGAGCTAAATCTCAAATTTTTGAACCTACATGTAAGATACAATTGTTTTTTTCTAATTCATATAGTGGAGCGGCAATCAATGCTGGAAACATTTATCAACCATTTAATAATTTTTTATATTATATCACTCCTGAATTAACAAAACAAAATCAGATAAATTCAGTTAACCCTATTCCATGGCCAGGATTTCCACAATATAACGAGTTTAATTTTATAAGAACAGATTTAAACACTTTAGGTTATACCTTAGGACCAGGGGCTCATAAAGTTTTAGAAGCAAGATTTGCTAACAAATATAATTGGAATTATTATCTCAGTTATGCATATGAGAACGATACCCAAAGAAGTTTGTCATATGATTTTAAAAATGGGCTTGGCCCTATAAGTTGGAAACCTGAAGATGGATTACCATATATTATGGAACAAGTTGAGTTTGAAGGGAAAACTCTATGGCAATTTACCTGTCCAATGAACCATAATATGCAAAATAGTGACTACGTCCAATTTTCAAACGTTTCAATTGTTAATTCTATAGGGACTATCACAAATGCAAATTATATATTTAAAATATATAGTTTTGGAAACGGTAAATATAATTCAGAAAAAAGAATTTTTAATATATTAGATATAGGATATTATCAAAATGTTGCAAATTCATTTTCTCCTGGTAAAACAGGATTTTTCCATAGAATTTTAGATGTTAAAAATCCAGTGGAATCTAAATCTTCCTATTATATTAGAAAACACAAAATAATTACTAATTCTGAAAATTCAATTTTAACCTTCACAGCATTTGAACAAAACGCATTTAGAACCGTTAAAAGATATGAGTCAAAGGAGTTAACCCCAAATTTGCAAGCAAGGATTTCAGTTAAAGAAGATTCACAAACTTATAACTTATCATTTGATAACCCGTTTAATATTAACGGATTACTTGATAATCAAAAAAGACCATTATCTGATTTATATTTCACAATTGTAAACCGAGGATATTTTGGATACTTTAACCCTCCAAATATTTTCAATAAAGCTTTAAAAGTTGGATGGGAGTTTAATATTGATACTACACCTACGACATGGTGGGAAAGGAACAACCCAAATTCGGACGTTGATTTACTAACAGAACGTTATTTTAATCGAGGAATTTCTTTTAGATATAATAAGAATTTTGTTTCAGGAGATACTATAGATGGGCCTTTTTGCGAGTGGAATAACCTAACACAAACTGAAACAGTATTATCTGAAACTTTTCACAAGTTTGTTTTTAACCAACAGGTTTTTAATATTAATTCAAATGTCAACAATCCTTTCGGATACTATTATAATCCTTTTTTAAAACTGGGTATAAAATATTTTTCGGACTACATAGAGGAGGGTGATTTTTATTCAACAGAGTTCGCACCTAACTATGCATACTTTTCAAGATTTAGAAATAAATTGATATGGAGAGATTTATACGACTATGGATATGTGGATGAGAATGGAGGTGGTATAGATTTTCCTTTTTTAAATGGAAAACATTACCCATTTGATAATTTTATATTTAGGGTAATACCTGAAGGTTCAAACATATCGGCAATAATAACAGAAGTAAAAGACCCAATTATAGATGAATGTGAATAAAATTAAAATATTAAATACCCCTGGTGATAAGACTATAGTTGTTCCATTATCAATGAATTGGGATTTAGAAAATAGGGAGGATGCTATTGTATTAGAACAGGATAAAATTATAGAAAAAATAGTTGGAACCCCCACAAACTACGAACTACAAAGATTCTCAAAAGTACCAACTGATGATGGGACTTCCCAAGGATATACTTTTAACTTTATTAATCCTTCTACAAACGCATGGGAACCAACTTATTTAGTTAGATTTAGTGAATCTGAAGTTAGATATTTTTCAAACCAATTTAAGAAATCATTTTTTAAATTGGATTTGTTTGATACTATGGACCCCAAAAAACAAAAAAATTATTTATCAATAATATTACCAACATCAATAAGTACCGAATTATTATCTGATGGTACCATAAATTGTGAATCTGTTTTATTTAATAATATTTCAGAAAATAGATTTGACATAAACAGAAGAATTCCAGTAATTTTTATTAATTATACAGATTGTTGTGGAGTTGTTCAGTCACAAAATATTACAAATGTTTTATATACATGTGTAAAACCTGACCAACCAATAACTTATTCAGGGTATGTTTTAAATTTAAATAATAATACTACTGTTGATTTTACGGGACCAATTGATTTAACTGGTGCTATAACTAATTTTTATGTCACAAATGGAAATTTAGGAACTTGTGAATGTAATCCTGAATCAGTTCCTGTTGCAAAACCACCAAATTTAACTTATCCTAATTTTAATTTAGACCACATAGGGAATCGAGAATCATATTATATCTATTGGTATCAAAATGAATCTTTAATTGGGTTAAATACTTTTTATATGACGGCTAAGTTTTTTGATGGGACTAATGGAGCGTTTACAAGATTTACAACAGTTGAACAACCAGCAAGTTCACCTTTTACAATACCAAATGAAAACTTATATTATAAAGTAATTTTAGATTACACTAATAATTATTACAGAATATGTAATGTTAATTTTACCACCCCATTATCAGATGTGGTTTGGTATGAATATAAAAATCCGCCAAAACCATAATGGACATAACTAAAATTAAAATATCGCCAGAAGTTCTAAGAAAAGATATAAGTAATGAAACTTATGATGGGTTTTCTTTTGGAGTATATTCAGGGTTAACAAAAATACTATCAGGAGGAATTAATGGACAATCTCTACTTGATTTAACTATACCTATATTACTTAAACAAACACATGAGGACATAGGATACTACTCACCATTTGATGGTAACATTCTACAATTGGACTCAAGAGTGAATTTTATTTTTACAGCTGATACCTTATCACCACAAGTGATATGTATTTCAAATACTTCTGACACATCTTTAACTTATTTAGATGAAACAAATTATCAGGTTAATTGGGGAGATGGAAATGCAATAGAAAGCGTAACTACTTTTTTTCCCGAATCAGTTTGTCATTTTTATAATTATGATGGTGATTCGCAATCATTTACAATATCTTTCACAGGTTCAAATAATATAGGTTTATTTATTGTTGAGAAAAAAATAACTATACCATATATAATGGATTCATATGATAATCCATATGGTAAAGTAAATTTCGTTTCAAATAACGGGTCGTGGGCCGAAAGTCCTACTTACCAAGATTATATCTACCCATTTGATGCTGATAATACTATTTCAGGACAAGTCAGTTCTAATTTTGTTTCAGTACCTTTTATTATCACAGGATATAGTGAGTCTAAATTAAATGATTTAAAAGGATTTGGTATAAATCCGTTTATTGTTGGTAGAAAAATTACATTAGATGATGGTACTATTGGTGAAGTAACATTCATTGACCCATCATATACGGCATATACTATTAATGACCTTAGTTATTTAGATTTTACAGGTAATACTACAATTTTTGTGGCAAGTTCATCTGGTTTGACATCAGAAATGTTAACACAATCGGCTATTACAAAATTTGAGTATTTAATGAACATTATTGAGGAGCCAGAAATACAAACAAATGTATTTATTGAAAGAGGAAAAAATTCAGGACTAGAATCATTTAGAAGAATTGGTGAAGTTTCTAATATCATCAGTTTGGAAAATTATGGTTACGGGTTTTTTGGATTAAGAAATTATAATGATATATAAATTAACAAAATAACTAAAAAGTGGCAACTGGAAATTATGGCGTAGTAAGACCTTCAGACGTAAGTCCTGAAGACGTTGAAATTATCTTACATTATGTTCCATCTAGAGATGAGACTACTAATTTTACACTTACAAAATTAGATTCACTACAATACCTAAGGCCTTACTTTAACAATGATGCTATTGGTGGTACCACGTCAGAACTTTTGGGTGGTCTATATAATCTAACATTACCCGCAGATGAATTTAATGCGTTGGGGATTTATACATTGTATTTTAGACCCGCTCAAATTAGAACAAAAATAAATGATTGTGGAGTACTATCATCATCTCCAAACGTAAAAGGAATTATAATAAACATACAAGATGTTCCATCAGAATATCGAAATAAATTTATTAATCAGGGATTAGTTGGATTTAGGGTTGAATACTTAAATTCTGACGGAACTAAAGTTCCCAACTTTTATAGAGTAATAACTTCTTCATTTTATTGTGAACCTGTTACTATAAATTTGACTAATACCTTACAAAATTCAATTAGATACAGGTATTCGGAAGGCTCATCCAATTTAATTTTTTGCACATTAACACCTTCATCATCACCATCTACAAAACCTAATGCAACTCCATTTATTGGTAACCCAAATCAAAGTATTATAATTACAAATACATTTTTTGACCCATCAGTAGTTGAGGTAGAAATTGTTGAACATGATGCGTCAACATTGGCAATTGCTCTTTATGGTAACCAAACTAAATCAATTGAGGATGGTATCTACACTATTTACGATAACAGTAATAATATATACAGACAATATAACTTATACGAAATCAGAGACCAATATAATGAATTGTTGTATGAAGTACGCCAAGATAGAGGCACTAACATAGATTTTAGTAAAAACTTCCAAAATATAATTTCAACATGAGCAAGTATATATGTCCTCCACAAAGTCCTAGCGGAGCTGGAACATTTTCAGACGCTTTGGTCGGCCTTCAGACAACTCAAGGAGGAGGACTCACCCTTGCTAATTTTGCATTTACAAATAAGATAACAGAAAAAGTTAATAGAAATTTTGATACTGGTGTTTTTTCAGACCCAATAACTTTATCTGATTTAAATATTACGTCAACGGCTCAGGCTCAAAAAATATATGACGTTAATTTTAAAGTTTATCCTAATTTTGATGAAACTAATATTTTAAATTTTGTTGCATACGGTCCATTAAATAAAAGATTTTCATCTGCGGTTATTAATATTATAAATTATTTCCCAGCAGCATTAGAAGTATCATCAATAAGAAATGACTTTACCAACGGGACAACCGCAACAAATATTTCATATAATGAGGAAGAAGATATTACAAATTTCTCAGTAGACGCATCAGTCCTAAGAAATCCATTTTCTATCAATTTTACAAAAAACTCAACCCAAATTTTAAAATCTTTAGAATTTGAGGTTTCAAAATATAGAAATCTAACTGTTTATTTTACTGATTATATTTTAAAAACAACAGGAGGTACGTTTGGTGTTGTAAATTTAACTGCAACTACATCAACATCGGCAGGAACCCTATCATTCTCAGTACTTGGAAATCCATTTGGAACAGGTGTGACAGAAACATATGAAGATATAGTAATAAGACCTAATGATTATGTGGTTAATGAAGTTTTTAATTTAGAACTTGATGAAGTTGAAGAGTTATTATTAAACAGATATAGTTATCCAATTTATACTTCTAAATTTAAAATTCTGAAAGAATCGGATGACGGTAGTCAATTTATACAACCACAAAGTATAACATGGCCTTTAAATGGTTCATGGAACATTGATATACAAACACCGGCTTTTACATACTACTTAAAACAATTAGATACTATTGGACAAAGTTTAGACGAGTACCAAACAGATATCCTCAATAGATTCTATACGACCGATTCACTCAAAGAGTTTGATACCCCCGACCAAAAAGTACAAAAAACATTAAAATTATACGGAAGGAGTTTTGATGAAACAAAAAAATATATTGACTCAATATCACATATGGTTTCAGTCAATTATATTGTTGGAGACGACATTCCCGATAAATTACTACCTAATTTAGCTCAAACATTAGGATGGTCAACTAATATCTCACCGATACAAAACAATAGTTTTTTTAGTACAATATATGAAACTATTGATAGTGAATTTCCTGGACAAGCAACTTCGCCAACTTTAGACGAACTCCAAAATCAATATTATAGAAGTTTGATTTTAAATTCAGGTTATTTGTTTAGGTCTAAAGGTACTAGAAAGGCAATAGAGTTTTTATTAAATTTTATTGGAGCTCCCGAAGCTTTAATTGATTTCAATGAATATATTTATTTGGCAGATGATAAGATACCACTAACAAGATTTAATGAATTTTATAGTACAATTTTAGGGGGAACCTATAGACCACAAGTAGTTGTTTATGACCCTTTAAACATTTATAAATTTAACGGAGTTCAATATACTGCTTTTACAACATCAACATCAATTCAAGATGTGACATTAACAATAAATGATTTTCCAATTGATTCTGATGGGTATCCAAAAATGATAACTGAATCCGATAGTTTCTTTTTCCAAAAAGGAGCCGGTTGGTTTGAATCTACCCCACAACATAGAAGTCCTGAAATAATTGACACCAATTTAAGTACATTTACTGGACAAAATATAGATGTACAGACCGCTTTAGAACCATTCACTTATGGTGAAAAATATCTTGATAGATATAGAAATTTCCCATATTTGGGAATTGGTTTTGAATTATTAAAAACAATTGATAACAAAAAATCTTGGTCAGATGAACAATTAGGACTTAGAAAAAATGCCGATGGTAATTTTGATGCCTATTATGAAGTTAGCAATGACAAATTAGTTTTAAATGTTAAAAATGTTGATTTATTTTTAAATCCAGGACAAGCTTTAGTATACGATGTTTGGTATTTGTCTAACACTAAAAGTTATCCAATTCCAATTACAGGACTTTCTTCACCTTACCCTCAAACTGGAGGAACAGACTGGACAGTTATTAGTCCAAAACCACAACAAAAAGATTTCTTTGAATTTAAAGAAACTTTTTGGAAAAACATGATTAATGTAAGAAATAGACAACAATCATCCGATGGTAAAACTAGCGGATACCCAACACTACAATCTATATTTTGGAAGTACTTAACCATGTACCAAGATACTGGAATTCAAAATGATGGATTTACTTATGGTAAAATGATTGAATATATTAATGGTATTGGTGATTATTGGATTCGTTTAGTGGAACAATTTGTACCCGCGACCACAATATGGAATACGGGAACAAGAATTGAGAATTCAATTTTCCACAGACAAAAATTTGTATATAGACCCCAAAGAGGATGTTTGACAGTACAAATACCTATAGAAGGACCTTCAGGTGGGGGTAGTGTTGATAGTAGTGATTGTAATGGAAGTAAAGTTTCAATCTTAGTACCATTAAGAGGAACTGATTTATTAGCTGAAATACAAAGAATTGAACGTGAATTTGATTGTACACAACCTGGTGATTTATTACCTGTCTTTGGGGGAACAGTTAAAGAGATTAGTTATTGTTTTGATTTAACTATAACAAGAAATAACCCTCCAATAGGACTTACATCAGTATATACAACTCAAATTTTTTGTACACCTACTTCTTTTACTCTACCTAATATAATACCAACAACTGATAGATGGCAAGATTTTATTACACAAGGAGTTAATTACCTGTCAGTTGATTTAGCCCAACAAGGATTATCAATTTTATATGACCCTGAAAATGATATTATCTTTATAACTAGTGAAGTTTGTGATGATTTAACAAGAATTGATTTTAATTTAACGATAAAAGTTATAAAAATTGATTGTTCTGGACGCTCAAAAGGCGGAGGAACAAAAGGAGGAGGTAAATAATGGCATTAATAAATTATAATATTTTTTTAACAGGGGATTGCCAAAACAACGGTAATGGTACTTTTTTATTATCGACTAACGGAGTTTCACCACCGATAAGTATAAATTGGTTAAACCCTATTTCAGGTAATTCATTTAGTTCTCAAACAATAGTAAATGGAATATATTATGTAACAGGATTAAGTGCTAGTAGTTATAGTTTTTATTTGAGTGACGCCCTTAATAACTCTACAAATGAAATTCCTTTTGTAATTACTTCTTCTTGTACTATTAATATTGGACTAATACAGAATACAACTTGTGGAGGAAATAACGGAGCAATTTCTGCGACTACAGATACTAATTATGGATTGAATACAATACAACTATTTAAAGATTCTGTATTGTATAGGACAACTACAACAACTACAAATGGCGCCAATTTCTTTAATTTACCACCAGGAGTTTATAGTGCTAAAGTTACTGACGTTGGTGGGTGTATTGGGTTTAGTAATAATGTAATTATAAATAATTCAACTAATTTAGATTTTGGATATTATGTTGTTGATAGCCCACAATGTTATGCAAACTCAGGTAGAATAATTATAACAGGAGTAACTGGTACACCTCCATATACTTACCAATGGTCAAATTTACCTTATTTAAATTTTACAGATAGTGCAACTGGACTTACTTCAGGTGGTTATGGTATTACAATAACTGATTTTTATGGATGTTCTACTACAAAAGCCGCTGCGGTTAATGTTGGTAAGCAATTATCTTTAGTTAATTTTACTCAAAATACCCCAACTTGTTTTAATGCTGACGGCTCGGTAACATTTATAATAAGCGGAGGAACTCCACCATACTCATATAATCTTAATACTGGAGACCAACAAATATTATTATCTAATACTGTAACATTTAGTGAACTTACGTCAGGTAATTATACGTTAAGTGTTACTGATTTAGGTCTTTGTAGATTTAATCAAGATTTTACTTTGACGGCTAATAGAAGTTTCACCGTATTACAGACACAAATAGTTAATGCTTCTTGTCAAGAATTGGGTAAAATTTTTATCTCAGTCCAAGGGGGATTCCCACCTTATTATTATAAATTAGTTTCTTCAGGAAGTCCTGAAATTAGACAGACATCTATTTTGAATAGTACTTCATATTCAAATTTAGAGGCTGGACTTTATACGTTAATGATTGAAGATTCTATAGGTTCATGTGTTTATGAAGAACAGATTACTATCTTAACAACATCTAACTTTACTTTATCCTTAACACCACAGGATACCACTTGTGGGAATCCAAACGGTTCAATTACTGCTAATGTTATAACTGATAGTACAGGTCTTACATTTACATATCAATTATCTAATGGGGACCAATCCGCACCTACTACGGCAACAACTTATACTTTTTCAAATCTACCATCAGGTCCGTATAGTTTATCTGTGACAGATAGTGATTCGTGTAATGCGTCTGAATATGCATTTATTAATACGTCTACACCGTACTCTGTGATTTTAACCCCAACATCCGCATTTAACGGGAGTGGAGGTACAATTTCGGCAATGATAAAAGAAACTTCAGGACCTTTTAATTTGACATGGAGTAATAATGTAAATGGGCAAACAGGGTATTATTTGACAGGATTAACCGCTGGTACATATAGTTTAACAGTTAGTGGAACTAATGGATGTCAACAGTTTGTTACCGCAAATGTTGGTAATATAATTAGTAGTTCGACAACAGTGACTTATATTTACTCAAGTGGGTCTTCAGTTCGTACTGATAGTACAAGTTTTTCATTACAAAGTATGATGTATTCGGGGTACACTAATTTAACTCAAAATGCCCAAAATTGTGTTTTAAGTTCTGCAACATTTAGCTTAAGGGTTACAATAGATACTGACGAATATGTATTTCCATTTTATAGTACTAAATCTTTTAGTCGAATACCGACTTTAGATTATTTCGCACCAATACTTGAAAATGCGGTACTATCTATTCCATATATTGAGACTTGTACAGTAAATGCGACAAATAACACCATTTCAGTAACTTCACAAGTCATTAATGGTGTGCAATATTATAAAGATGATACAATTACGTTTGATATTTTAATATATTATAATGTGAAATGTCTCTCAATAAACGATATTACATGTCCTTAATATTAGATGCCGTCAATATCAATAAATTCAATAAATGGAGTACCACCTTATCAGGTATATTTTTGTGATATTAATCAAATAACATGTGTTACGGCAACAACTATTAATACGACCGTACCACCTAATGTAGTTTTAACTATACCACCACCATATGATATTTTACCCGAAGTCTTAATAAAGATTATAGATGTTACAGGATGTCAATTTACCCAAGTCTATACTTGTGTTACACCAACCCCAACACCATCAATTACACCAACTAATACGCCAACACCATCTATAACTCCAACTAATACGCCAACACCATCTATAACACCATCAATTACACCAACTCCAGGCACACCAACCCCAACACCTACGGTTACTCCAACAACCACTGTAACACCAACTGTTACAAGAACTCCAAACCCAACACCACCTCCAAGACCACTTAAAGCTCTTTTATTTATAGAACCGTATTCAGGTTCTAATGATATTGGTGAATACATGTTTAATCTTGGACACACATTTTATGGGTTTAGTAATGGAACACAACCAAGTCCTACTTTAACTGCATTTACTGGCGAAATGAGAAGCTATGTTGAATTTAGTGGATGGACAACTGGAAATTTCCCAAGAATTATTGAAGTTGATGTACCACAAGTTGATGGTGGAGTTGATAGTTTTGGTAATCCCGTTTACAAATATAATTTTATTACAAATGTAATATCTGCAAATACTATCGGAGGACAGGCTTGGTATACGTGGTTAATTCCAACAGGATTAACAAATAACTTAATCCAAACAGAAATCGAATTAAGTTTAGATAATCCTAATTTATTTGTAACCAATAAAACAGAACCTACTATCTATCAAAATGTGTTTCCGTATTTTGGTGGATATATTTCTCCAGGATATTATAGAGTTTATACAACATTTCCGTCACTTAATTTTCAATTATTTGATAATCAAAATATATACTTTAAAGGGGGAACAGTAGAGTAAAATGGCATTTCCGTATAAAAATCCAATATCACCAATACAAGTTTTAGGACCACAGTCCGTTAACCGAGATGTGGTGTTTGGTACTCATTTTAGTACAAATGGGACCGGTGGTTATATGGAGGTTTTCTCAATTAGCGGATTAACATATGAAATTCCTTCAGGTCAAACAGGTTCAATAGAATATTCAGGTAATACAATTCCAATTAATTTTATAAAAGGAAATGGAGCAGCATATTCTCCTAATGTATTAATTTTAAATTCTGACAACATTTCTTCAGGTAGAAGAAAACTTGGAATGCTTGTATATGTTTATGAGTTTGACCAAGTATACCAATATGATATACCAAATTACGAACAATTATGGACGGCAGCAACTGCATCAACAAATTGTGTGGTTATAAATGAATTTGGAACAACTGTAAGAAATAACACTATACAAGGTCAAGATTTTATTAATGCTTGGACCGCATCAACAATTGAAGGTATTAATGGTGTTGTTAGAGCAAATGCAAGATGGAAAAAATATTGGGGTAATAATTTATCACTAACTGGAGGTTCATATAATGGTATTACTAATACTTTAACTCTTGTTAATATAACAGGAGGAACAGTTAATATTACAGGTTTTAGTGGAGGTGGTGGAGGAGGAGGAGATGGTATCACAGGAGGTACATTTAACTTATCTAATGGTGATTTAACTTTATCATCGTCCGCTGGCACTATAACTGTATCCGGATTTTTGTATGGTTCAGGTACTACTAACACACTTCCAAAATATGTTACATCTTCAGGTTTTACCAATAGTCAAATAACCGACGATGGGTCTAATGTGACGATAGGTGGTAATTTAACAACGATAAGTGCGGATTTATTAGTTAATCAGGGTGTTACTGCAACAACAATATCCGCAACAACATATTTTAATCTACCTATAAGTACGGTTACTGGTAGTACAGGAATATCCGCAACAACAAGTAATGGTACGGTAACAATAACAAATACCGCTCCTGACCAAACCGTAACTATAACCGGAGGTACCAATATACAAATTGTTGGTGCTTATCCAAATTTTGGAGTTAACTTTACAGGTTCTACAACAGGTGGTTCGGTATCAGGAGCGTACCTACCGTTAAGTGGGGGAACCGTTACGGGTAATACAATATTTACAAGTGGATTAACCGTTAGTTATATTGATTTTGACACAACTCCAAATGTACCATCACCAACAGGAGGAACCTTATATTTTGACTCGACTGAAAACGCTTTATCTTATAAACCAATTACACCAAGTAATGATGTCACGGTAAATTTAGGACAAGAAACTTTAGTTAGAATTTATAATGATTTAGGTTTTCAAATTAATAACGGACAAGCTCTTCACATTACAGGGGCAACATCAGGTTCACCAACAGTTTCTTTGGCGATTGGTACAGGAGGTGATTCAGTGCAATTTCAAATATCAGGTATCGCAACTCACGATATTCCAGATTCTTCGTTTGGATTTATGACGGATTTTGGTGTTGTTAGAGATTTAAATTTAACAGGGTTTACGGTTGGGGAGCAAATTTATTTATCTCAGACAGTTCCGGGTGGTTTTTCATCTTATTCGGGTCTTTCTTTTACAGGTAGAACATGCGAAGTTGGACACATTTTAGATAATTCGGCTTCAGGAAAAATACAAGTAGCAATATTAAATGAGATTGAAGGTACTATTATTACAACTCAAGAAAACAATATACTTGCTGCAAACAACAGCTCAACAGGTCTTTTCGAATTTAGTGGATTATCAATTAGCACCCCATCTGGAACAACATTTAATGTAGCACCTGTACAGGGTTGGATTATTGATAATGTAACCGAACCTGCGAATCCAACAATCCAACTTATTATATATCCTGGTTCAACAGGAAATACCGCTTTATATGTTTCATCGGCAACAGAAACATACATTTTACTTACAAGTGGGTTAACAATTACCCAACAAACAACATTCCCAACACCACAACAAAGAAGACAAAATTTATATCTTGGAAAATTCGGTCATGCAAACAGACAATATTTGATAAATGCATTTAATGAACCTGACTCGTCTTTATCTCCAGTTTCTCAATTAAGAGATATGTTTACCCCAATTAAATTAATTAATGAAGGAGTAATTGTATCGGCAAATGGAGTAAACTTAAATTTTAATACATCAGCTGGTGTTCTATACGGACTTGGACTTGGATATATTACAAATAAATTAAACCCAAATAGTTTATCAATATCAGGAACTAGCCCTTGTACATTCCAATACAGGACACAAACAGGTGGAACCGCATCAAATACAACTTTAATTGACCCTACAGTCTATGATAACAATGGTGTAGTAACGGCTGTCGGGGGTGGTTCAAATACATCCACCAATCAAAGAATATATTTAGTTCAGAATGGTCAATTTAGAATACAATATGGACAGCAAGAATATGGTAATTTAGCAGCGGCAATTGAAGCATCTCAAAATGAGGCATTCACAACATTTAGTAATTTTAGAGATAATGCAATATTAATTGGTATTTTATCTGTCAATAAAAATGCAACCAATTTATCTGATACAACACAAGCAAGATTCTTACTTACATCAAAGTTTGGAGAGACGGTAGGTGCTGCTGGAGGTATATCAACAACAAATCTCCAACAGGCTTATAATAATTCATCAACACCTGAAATAGTAACTAATTCGGCAGAAGGAGCATTATCTATTCAAAATGGGACGGGTGCCGCTGATAATGTAACAAATTTATTTGAGGGTAGAAATACCGCAGCATCACTCACATCATTTATAAGGGCTGACGGAGCATTCTCGGGAACATCAATATTTGGAACGGGTTTAACTGCAACAACGGTATCCGCAACTACTTACCTTAATTTACCGTCAGCGACATTTACAGGAGGAACTGTTACTGGACCAACTAATTTTACAAACGGATTAACCGCCAATACAATATCCGCAACAACATATGAAAATTTACCTTCGTTTAATTATGTTCAAATAACAGGAACAACACAGTTTTCTGCGGGGACAAATAATAATTTAAATTTTAGTGGTATTAATATGACCATTACAAGTGGTTCTAATAATACATTAATATTCTCAGCCGGAACTGGAGGAGGTGGTGGTGGAGGAGTAACAAGTATAACAACAGGAGCTGGGTTATCTGCAAATTCAACAACAGGAGCAATAACAATACAAGCAACCGCAACAACTACATTTGGAGTATCTGTGGATGGTTCAGGAGGTGTTATCACAACAGGTCAAAAAGGTTATGTTAGAATACCATATAATTTTACAATAACTTCTTGGACCTTAATAGGGTTTCCTTCAGGGTCAATAACTTTTGATATTTGGAGAGTAAATAACGCCATACCGACTGTTGCCAATACAATAATTGGTGTAGGAGGAATAAAACCGAGTTTAACATCATCAACTTATGCAACAAGTTCTACACTTACAAACTGGACAGCAACTGGTTTAACAGGAGATGTTATTGGATGGAATGTTGACTCCGCAACAACTACAACAACTGCAACTTTACAATTATTTGTAACTAAAACTTCATAAAATTTAAATAATTTAATAAAATGGCATTTACTACAACACTATTAGAAAAATATAGAGATGACGATACATTAGTCACAAAAATTCAGTACGATTTTTATGATAGCGTTACAGGAACTACAATAGTTAATGTACGTCACTTTAGACCTTCGGGAGAACAACACGTTTTGGATAATATCAACGATAGAGGTTTATCCGAAGAATTAAAATTAATTGCTCAAAAATCTATTGACGATTTATTACCAAACATTAATGTTTAATTATGGCAATTTATTATTGGAGAGGACTTACCGGTTCAACATGGGGTACTGCGGGTAATTGGAGTACAGGTAGTACTTCTACTCTTGGGGGTGCAGTTCCAACTAATGCGGATGATGTAATATTTGACGCTAATTCTTCTGCTTGTACTGTGAACACCACCACAAGGGTATGTAAATCAATTAATTTTTCCGCATATACAAATACCATCACAATGACTTTTGGAATAAGTGTCGGTGCGACAGGTGCGGCAGGAGTTCAAGTTATATTAGGTAGTGGAATGACAATTAATGGTACTGGTCCATTAAATATTGCATCAGTAAACACAATATTAAGAAGTAATGGTAAATTTTGGCCTAATAGTTTAGTTCTTGCACCATCCATCGTGTCTGGTCAAATTTATACATTACAAGATAATTGGTCAATTGGGGGTGATTATACAATGGGAATCGGGTTTGGTTTTACTCTTTTCTTGTCGGGAGGTAATTTAAATATTGGGGGTTCATTTTTTATGAATGCACAACAAACTGGAAATAATCTAAGTAATATAACATTAACTGGCTCGGGAATTATAAGTGGTTCAAGTTCTATGAGTTCATACTCAAATTTTATAATTAATACTAGTGGAACTTATAGTTTGGGTAATTTTAGTATTAGAAATACTAATTTAATTTATTCTTCAGGAACTATTAACACAATTTCTGGGACAACTGTAACTCATGGCACTGGCACTCGTGCAATTAATGTAAACGGGTCAACATCACTATCCCCCCCACTATCAAGCTCAACAGGAATTAACTTTTTTAATTTCTCAACTAGTGATGCTACGACAACAACCTTAACAACTCCAATTTGTGTTATTGGTACTTTTGGTAATGTGGGTTCACTTATAGCTGGAAATGATGTCATATTAAATGGAAGTAATATTTACTTAAACGGAAATTTTTCAACTAGCGCCAAAACTATGTCGGGTACCTCCCAATTTATTTTTCAAGGGACTGGAACTTATTTTCATGATTCTTTTACTCCCGTCAGCACATTTGCACCCGGTGTTGGAAGTAATTTTATAGTTAATACTCCAGGTACAATGACAGTAACATCACAATATCTTGTTAGAAGAGGAGGATTGTTTAATGTTATATCAGGTACAGTTATAACAAATGGGGCCATTGTAACAATAACTGATGCGTTTACAAGTTCTTTTAGTAGTCCAGGTGTTGTATGGGGAGGGTTGTATTTAGATAACCCCAACCCAACAAATAGAAATTCAATATTTAGTGCGGTCACCGATTTCCAAACTTCAGGTGAGGTTAGAACATTCCAAACAACCAACACTCCTTTTATATTTGGTAATGTATTATTAACTGGTTCTTGTAGATTCAATAGTATAACAACAGGTTCGATTCAAGGAACAGGAACCATAAGAATGAGGAGTGCTGGATTTTTAAGTATGAGTGGCTCTTCTGGTTCGGCAGCTCAAGGTTATTTAGGGTGTAATGTGTCATTTGAATCAGGTTCTAATCAAATAGATATTATTGGTACATTAAGATATAGAGATGGAACTATAACATACACTAGTGGTGTTATTAATGCAACAAATAATACCTTAAATTTATTAGCGGCAAGTACTTTAAATACTGAAGGTATGACTTGGGGTACTATTACCAATTCAGCGTCATTAACTGTAACATTAAATTCTACATTATCCGCCAACACAATTACTGGAGGTAATAGTATATCATTTGGAGGTTCATTTGGTTTTTATACTAATAATTTAAACTATACAATAGCTGGAGGTACCCTAACATTAGGAGCTAACAATTTTTATTACGTTAGGGAGTCTTTATTTACAAGAGGAACCTTAGCATCAAGAGCGTTATTCACATCCTCAAGTGCATCGTTAATATCTTACTTTACATTATCCAATTCCGCAACACAGGATGTTGGTTTTACAAGTGCGACAAGAATAAATAGTTCTTTAGGTCAAACTATTTATACTAGAAAAGGAGTGCTAACTACTACAACTAATTGGAATTTATTAACTAATCCTGTAACTGTTTACAGGCCATTTATATTACAATAATGCCACCAAGATACTTTAGGTCAGGAGCAACTTTAAATTGGAACACAGCGGGAAATTGGAGTGCAACTCCATTTCCATCATATAGTGCCGGAGCAATACCAACCGCCTCCGACGATGTTTTTTTTGAGTTACAAAGTGCCAACTGTACTTTTAATGTTGCGGGTGTTACGTTATCAATTAACTTTAGTTCCTATACAAACACATTTGCTTTTGGTAATTTTAATTTAAGCGTTGCTGGTAATATTATTTTAGGTTCAGGAACCACATTTACAAGAGGTACTGGAACAATTATTGCCACAGGTAATCCTAGTTTAACATCTAACGGTAAAATACTCAACATCCCATTAGTTTTCCAAACCGCTGGTAGGACATTAACTTTTGTTGATAATTGGATTTTAACCTCAGGAATTACCATAACAGGGACCTTAGCTTCCCCTATTACCGCAAGAACCCAAACTTTAGGCGTTCAGAGAAAATTAACACTACCACAAAACACAGGTTCTGTAGATATTGACTATTGTGTTGCTAGAGATTTAGACAGTGGTGACGGAACCACTATTTGGAATTATAAAGGAACTCAAACTAATTGTGTGAATTGGTTGAATTTACCAACACAACCTCCTACTATATTTGAAATTATTTAATATTTAATAATATGTCATGTACATTACAAATAGAAAGTATTTCAGGTAATTCTCCATATACAATTTATGTATGTGATTATACTTTATATAAGTGTGAACTAATTGGTATATATACTGAACCATTAACATATCCATTTTATATTGATGTTCCTGAGAATATGGAAGGTTCGTCTAAAATTATTGTAAGAATTGTTGATAATAGTGGATGTACAAAATTTAATTTATACGAGTCAGTTACCCAACCAACACCAATAACTTAAAAAAACTATACACAAAAATATAAAAGTTGTTATTTATATGTAATGGCATTAGGATTTCAGGATTGTTGTAATTCAGCAAGTTATTTTTATTTAAATGGCATTCCTGCCACAGTTTCTCAATTTGAAACTTATTATATTACTACATCACAGGGTGAAAATTTTTGTGCGACTTATGTGGATGTTCCCGCATTGAATTATCAACCACCAACGTATAATTTATTGGAAATGATACAATCGGTGGATTGTGATGACTGTAAAACATCTAATAATTATAGTTGCCCAACATCCGAGTTGATTTTAATAAGTCAGGTAAATGCTGGGTCTATTGCAGGGTCTGATTGTCAAGTTAAGACAATAATGCCAATGTATGTAGAATGTGTGAGTGTTAATCCTGTATTAGATACTGGACTTGACGGCTCCGTTAGTTTATTTGTAACAGGAGGAACACCCCCTTATTTTTTCTATAGTGCCGGTACAACTACAGCATTAGGTAACAATACATCAAACGGTAATGTATATCCAATTTTCCAAAATTTAGGAGAAGGAACTTATAACATAACCACCGTTGATTCTAATGGTGATTTTTCTATTACGGTTAGTTGTACACTAAACGCATTACCACCTCAACTATCAGTAACTTGCGCTCCAACAAATATATCAGTATATGGTGCTGATAATGGAAGTATTAATCTATTAGTATCTGGTGGAATACCACCATACTCATATTCTTATTTAGGGAATAATATTACACTTCCGATTAGTAATTTATTTGCGGGAACTTATGAAATAACTGTTACTGATAATGGAGGAGAATACCAACAAGTTGAAGTTGTTAACTGCACAGTTAACCAAGCTTCACCAGTTAATTATCCTGAAAACATATGTATGAATTTTACATTATGTAGCACACAGTTCTTCCTACAATTTGAAAGAGATTCTACGGATATAAATTATAGAGCAAGTTATATATGTACAAATCCATCTGTGATGGGTTTACCTAGCTTATCTATATTTTATGGAAGTAATGGTTGGACAACTTCTTCACAATCAACAACTCAGAATCCTGAATTCTCAGTAAATTGTGGTGTAAACTATGTTGGTCTTTTATTCTTTGCTGTATCATATACCCCTACCTCTACAATACCAATTGGTTCGTGGTATACAAATCAAGGAGGAGTTTTAACGGGAGTTTCTCCTATTATTGTATCACCTGGATTATGTCCAGTTATTGTAACCCTACAATCAATCGGGGAATTTTGTACACAAACGCCAACACTATTACCTACAGTAGTAGTTGAAGGTGTTGGTGGAATAGGACCATATACATTTAATATAACGGCCTCTAATGGACAGGTCACTTCAAACACATCACCATCATTCCAACTGTCTAATGGAACATATTCTATTGTGGCCGTTGATAGTACAGGGATACAAAGCCAACCTGTTTCATTTACAGTACCAACAAATAATGGAGTAGATGTTTTATTTGGAATTGATTCTTGTGTTACTTCAAATTTAACAACAAATTGGTTAAATCAAATATCAGGACCAAGTGCTAATCCTGTGATTCAAGATGGTGAGGCTTTAGAGTTAAATGCGTCTATGTCAAATTACATTGATTTTTCATTTTTACCTGACGGAGCGTCATTCACTGGAAAAATAAAGATTTCATTTACAAGTAATTTTACGGGAGGTGATGAGTCACACTCACTTCCAACGGACTCTAATATTATAGTTAGTCCAATATTAACATTAAACAACATTACGACTAATAATGTTAGTACTAACTACATGAATGGAGTTATTCCAACCAATTTCGCAACCCCAAGTACTTCCCAAGATGGAACATATGGAACATGGTACTCAAATGGGCAAGGTAATTCTTGTTGTAAAGATATAGAAAATGAAGGATTACAATGGTTCCAAGGACTACAGTGGGTTAGCCCGACATTAACGTTTAATAATACGACAGTATTAAGTACAATATTCTCGATATATACCAAAAACATGGTACCTTTTTATAACTACAAATGTAGAAATGGAGCTTTCTGTGGTGCAAAACTATCGAATAGTGTGACAATTCAGTTACAAAATTTAACAAAAGTTTCAGGATGTATAAATGTCTCGGGTATAAAAAAATTAATAGAAGGAACAGTTAAAAATGATAGTAATGGAGACGCTGGATGGGTTACACAACCATCACCATCTTGTTAAAATTACATAACTTAATATTTATACTAATAATGGGATACATACTTAAAGATACTGAAGGACTAGTAATAACAAGATTAACTGACGTTGGGAGAAGAAAAATTTCCCAAGGTAGTTTTAATATAAGCTATTTCCAAGTTGGAGACAGCGAAGTTAATTACACATCAATACCTAATTACAATCAAGCGGATTCTATGGTACTTGAACCACCGTATAACGCTCAAAATAATTCAGGTGTACCAAACTCAACAAAAAATAATGTTAAATACCCGTATTATTTACAAGGTTCTTCAGGTATAACATATGGTATACCATACCAAGCATCTAATATTGATGAAGTATATAACACCGCATCACCAAGTGGGCAATTTTCTGCAACAACTTCGTGTTATCCCCCACAAAAAGGAACAGGATATACATATAACTCAGAATATCAGGCTGACTTAGGTTTAGGTGAATTTGATGGGGTGACTACCACTTGTCAACTTTTTTATAACCCTTGTACTAATTCGGCTACAGGAACAATATCTGCAAATACATTTGTATCTATGTATATGACTGGAGATAATGATGACCAGTGTGGATGTTTACAATCATGTTACCCTATATTAACATACAGGGTTATTGGTTTTGATGGGACAAATTTAACAGTCGATAGACCATTTCCAGACTTAAATACTTTGGGATATACTGGATTTGTTAAACTCTTCTTCTATCCTTCAGGTATGACAGGTTATGATTTGGCAACACCATCTAACTATTGGAGTACAAGTGTTATTAATTATGAATCTATTTGTACACCTGAAGATGGATTTGTTAAAATTTGGAATATGAATATTCCTTGGAGCGAAAGTCCTGCAGGTACTACAGTTGCTCTTGAGACATACGATTTATTTGCATCCAAAGATTATATTGGAACTAAAGAATATTATGGATATATGTCTTCATCAGGACAAACAGATACCTCATCAACTTTTTATTATGATTCATATGGTAATAAAGTTAATGTTGCACCTGAGGACCAAAAAACAATTGCGATTGTTCACTATACAAATAATACAATTATTAATTTCTTTGGTGAAAAATTTGCAACAGAAGCATATGATGCAACCAATCCTGGAGATACAGGACAAGCAAGAAATTTTAAAATTACAATGCCTTGGTTAACTTGGCATAAAAATAAAGCATGTTGTTCAGGAACAACTTTTTACATTGACCCACCAGGATTTGATGGATATGATTTACTAACTCCTTATTATATTCAGTCTAACAAAAATTTAGATATGAATAACCCTGGAATTAGATATTTTCATTTATATGATACTAATGCAACCCCAAATGGATTACCTAACAGGGTTGGTAAAGTATTTCCTGATGATAAAATCATCATATTTGATGATGAGGAAATTGTTGCGGCAATGAGTTATGCTTCTAACAGAAATTATACATTACCTGCACCAAGGCTTGGACTTGTTCCAATAGGTGTTTGTGGTAGCGATACTGATGGGTTATTAGATAACGACTCAATGTGTGTTTGGGTAACATACGGGTTTGAAGGAGATTGGCAAGGAATGCATTGTAACTATTATCAAAAGATATGTGGACCGTCAACAGCTACAACTACTAGCGAACAAAACGTAACTGTAAATTTTGGAGGAGATTTCCAATGTTTTACCGCAGGTGCTACAAGTGGGTTCGGAGGTACTAATTTCTTTGTATTAGCTCAAACAGGTTCGACTTCACAATCAAGACCTTCACCTACAGGATGGAAAAAAATTGATTTTACTGCGGACATACCCGTAACATATATTGCACCTAATAATTATATTAAACCCGAAGGATTAACTGCGACAACATTTACAATTGGCTCAACTAATTACGCAGCTGGTATATCCTACGATTTAAGTACTCAGATTTATTTACCTGTTGTTAACTCGGCAAGTCCTGGAGTTAATTTTGGAGACGAATATTATTTCTATGGTACAATACAAACGGATATTGAGGCGACAATATATGAAATGAGATATTTAATTAATCTACCAAATAATCAATTTAATAAATCTACTAATCCGACATGGAATCAATCATATACTCCATATATGACTGAAATTGGTTTATATGATACTGATAAAAATCTTTTAGTATTATCGAAATTCCAATCCCCACAGGTAAGACAAGGATTACAACAAGTTGTAGTCAAGTTAGATTTTTAATTTACAAAGTAAAATATTTTATTAACTTTTTTCTAACGTATGGCAAAAAGTATAAAAAACTCACCCAAAATTTTGGGATTAGATGTGTCCACCAAAACTATTGGTTGGGCGCTTTTCGATTTATCATCAAGAGATTTATTAGAGTTAACTCATATTTCTCCAAGACCTAAACCCACTTCTGATAATAAGATGGAAGAACTTTTTACAAAGTCAGGTCTTTTTAGAAAAAAATTAGAAGAATATAAGGGACTAGGAATAATAAAATGTATTATTGAGGAACCACTTCTAAATTCAAATAACGCTTATACTATTGGGACGTTATTAAGATATAATACTTTAATTAGTAAAGAAGTTTATGATGTATTGGGAATTGTGCCCGAGTATGTATCAACATATGAGTCAAGAAAAAGAGCTTTCCCTGAACTTGTACAAAAGAATGAAAAGGGTAAATATGTTTTGTTTGGAGGATATCCAAAAGACTGTGACAAGAAACAAATTATATGGGAACTTGTTGCAAAAAGAGAACCACAAATTCAGTGGATGTATACTAGAAATAATACTTTAAAGAAAGAAAATTTTGATATGACAGATTCTTATACTGTTGTATTAAGTTATTTAAATAATAAATAAATTTAACTAAATAAAATTTTAAAGGGAGTCGTTTGACTCCCTTTTTTTATGTCTGACAAGGATATAATCTAATGAGTCCTCCATAGTTAGAACCATTATAATTTGTAAAACGACCTCCTATAATATACCTGTTTATTTCATCAATATAAATAGCCGAAGCCCTATCATTAAATCCAGACCCCACATCAAATGACGTATCTATAGTTCCATTACTATTCATTCTGAAGATACCTTTATAAAGTTCACCATTAAAGCTAGCTGGTAAATTTACTGTAACAATAAGTATCTTGCCATCCTTAGTTTCGTTTATTTCGTCGGGGAGATTAGAAACCCCAAAGCCGGTTCCACAATTACTCACAAAAGTTAAATCTAAATTACCATTTGCGTCCAATTTAGATATATTTCTTGGAGTAGTAACTCCATTATAACTTGTAAAGGTACCAGAAACAAATATTTCATCTTGTGTAGATATTAGTATTCTATTTACATTTGTACCAACACCACCTGCAAATCCTGACCCAACATTGAATGAAGAATCAAATGTTCCATCAGATAATATTTTTACTATTTTTTCAGAAGAATTACCATCGTAACTACTAAATGCCCCGACTATTATTAAACTACCATCTGATAACATACTCATTTTTTGAGGAACTGCACCAGTGAAACCAGTACCAGAGTTAAAGGTCGAGTCAAAAGTTCCATCTTCGTTTAATCTAACTATTGAACCGCAACTATTTCCATCATATAAGTTGAATGCTCCAACCAAAATAATTTTCCCATCTGATTGTTGCATAAAATCACTAATTAGACCATTAGCACCTGTACCTGAATTAAAATTAGTATTTATAGAACCATCTAAATTTAAATTAACAATTCTATTAACTGTTTGACCACTATAGTATTCAAAAGTTCCAACACACAATAAAGTACCATTCTTTAACTGAGAAATTTTAAGAGGTCTCATATTAACAAAAGTACTTCCACTGAATCCGGCACCTGACACAAATGTTTTGTCAATTACACCATTAGAACTTGTTCTAAATATTCCTGAAACAAAGTTTTCATTATATCCTGAGAAGTACCCCCCAAAGACATATTTACCGTCATTTTGTTCCGTAATGGTTATAATTGAGTTAGTTGAAACTGGTTGTAATCCTTTACCGACGACAAATGTATAATCAATACCATCTAAAGTACAAGGAGTTGTTGATGGTGTCGGGGTAAATGTTGGAGTTACAGTAGGGGTTACTGTCATACTTGGAGTCATTGATGGAGAAACACCTGGAGTACAGAATCTACATTGGAAAAGGTTTCCACTTTCAATAGAGTTTAAAACATTAAGAGCCGTGTTAACAATCTCAGTTGTATACGTGACACAAACCGATTTACCATCAATTGTTGCTTGGAAAGTTGAACCAGTATTAAATGGTAATGGTTGAGAAATTATATACGTTGAACCATTAGAACAATCTGTTAAAAGTTTGTTATAGTTATTTGAAAATACCGATTCAAAAGTTCTAAATTCTGTAGTTCCTGTTACTACACAATTTTTAGATATATTTGATGGTGTTGGGGTTACACCAGGTGTGGCCGCAGGATAATTAAATGTAAATCCTGTTACGTCAACTGCCTTACCAAAACATATTTGAGTTTGAGTTGGTGTAGGTGTAGGGGTTGGGGAAGGAGGAACACCAAATGAAAATCCTAATGAAGCTCCTGATAAATAACCAGTTTCACCCGAACCAAAATCTTGTATATATAATGACCAATCTCCATTTAAGTCGTATGGATTTATATCTCTAAATGTTAAAATACTATTTGTTTTATCACCATAATTAAAAGTGTATGGAGATGTCGGGTTAAATGGTAAATCTTGGTATGATTCTGGGTTGTTAATATAACTACCACTCTGTATGCCATCCCAAACGGTACTAGATGATGTTGTAATAATTACATTTAAATTACCACCAGTAGATGCTGAAATTGGATTTCCGCCAAGTATTAAAGAGTAAGTTGATTCGTTTGGTGCGGTTAAAAGTATACCTAAATATTGTATATTATTGTGACCAAAACCACTTAAAGATAATGATATTTGAGATATAGGTTGACCTATTCCTTTAACATTTATTCTAACAGGGTATACTGATGCGACATCGTTATCAGGTATAATAATATTATTTGAACTACCTGTAAAATTAACTGCAAATGGAACGGGTGTTGGAGTTGGAGTTGGAGTTACAAATGGTAAATTTGCACAATCAAATACGGCATTAAAATCAAAAGTTTCACAAACATTATTTGGCGAAGGCGCCGGAGTAGGACATAATAATCCAAACATAGATGGACTAAAGTCAGGGCATAAACTATAACTTGGGGTTTTGCCAAATAATATACAACTACCTCCCGCACAAGATGATAAACACCATCTTGTTTCACCTGTATTATAGTAAATGTATGAAGGAGTTTGAATCTCAGGTGCGTAAAATAAACTATAACCATTATAAGAACCATAGTTATAATATGTTCCATCATATTGTATATAGTTACCATAATTGGTAAATAAACAATAACTGTTTATAGTACATCCAGTTCCTGGTGATGGACTAGGGGTTAGTGTTGGTGTTGGGGCAGGGGTTGCTGTTGGTGAAGGACTACAAGCTGGACTAGGTAATGGTGTTTTCGTTGCGGTTGGAGTCTGTGTAACAGTTGGGGTGACAGTTCTCGTCGGAGTTATTGTTGGAGTTACAGTGTTAGTTGGGGTAACAGTTGGGGTTGCGGTATTAGTTGGAGTTATTGTTGGAGTTACAGTATTAGTTGGAGTTATCGTTGGAGTAACGGTATTGGTTGGAGTTATCGTTGGAGTAACGGTTGGAGTTGAAGTTTTAGTCGGAGTAACTGTTTGAGTCACTGTTGGTGTTACCGTTGGCGTGACAGTATTGGTTGGAGTATTTGTAGGGGT